CCCAAACTCCAACAGTTACGCCAACTAAAACACCAACCCCAACAGTTACATCCACTAACACGGTCACTCCCACTAATACCCAAACTCCAACAGTTACGCCAACTAAAACACCAACCCCAACAGTTACATCCACTAACACGGTCACTCCCACTAATACCCAAACTCCAACAGTTACGCCAACTAAAACACCAACCCCAACAGTTACGCCAACTAAAACACCAACCCCAACGCCTACAGAAACACCTAACTGTCCAATTGAAAGAGATTGTGATGGCACTTGTTGTCCAGAAGGTTTTTATTGTGAAGAAGGAATTTGTCTCACAGAAAAATTCTATTGTGTGCCAGACACAAACCCTACCCCAACGCCTACAGAAACACCAACCCCAACAGTTACTCCCACCAACACGGTAACTCTCACTAATAGTGCAACACCAACAGTTACTCCCACTAACACGGTAACTCTTACTAACAGTGCAACACCAACAGTTACTCCCACCAACACGGTAACTCTCACTAATAGCGCAACACCAACAGTTACTCCCACCAACACGGTAACTCTCACTAATAGTGCAACACCAACAGTTACTCCCACCAACACGGTAACTCCCACTAATACCCAAACTTCAACAGTTACACCCACTAACACAGCCACTCCCACTAATACCCAAACTCCAACAGTTACTCCAACACCCACAGTTTTACCAACATTTAGCATAAATAATAGCTCAACAGCAGAAGCAAATGGTTGCTACAATATAGTTGGAGAGTATGGTTCTGGACTCACCGGGCCTAAACCTTTTTACAGCAATGGATTGTATTATGTTTGGATTAGAACGTATGGACCAGGCTCTTACCGTTGGGCATTATCAGAAAAAGATATATCTTCTTTCTTTAATATAATCGCAGAATCACCTTTTGTATCTGTTCCAATAAACGATCTACCGCCCAATTATGATTGGGATAATGGTGTTATATTAACATATGGTTGTGCGACCACAACAACAACAACAACAACAACAACAGAGCCTTATATATATAGTAGTAGTATTCAACTATTCGATTTTATTCCATGATAGATGTATATTTATGGTTATATCATATTGACTTGTGGCACGAATTTAGTAAACTTTTATATCCTATAAAAGATAATATAGTTTTACATCTTGGTCTTTATAATGGTCATGATAATACTTTTATTGTCAAGAATATAGACAAACAATTTAATCATTATCAGATCAAGTATCACAATAATATTGGAGCAGATATTCTACCATTTATTACGGATTTTAGCCAGAATGAAAGTCGTAATTCGCATTTTTTGAAAATACACTCCAAAAAAAGCACGCTGGCTAGAAACACACCATGGAGAACTATTTTGCTTCATAGTTTAATTGGAACGTCCGATATATTTTATTCCAATCATAGTAGTATGTTAAATCATGACCATGGTATAGTATGTGATAAAAATTTAACTTTGCGTAAACAGGAAAATACCAATTCATTTAAAATTTTAGAACTTTTAAACTACTACGGTATTCCTTCTAAACAAATCGTAAAAAAACAATTTGCTGCTGGCTCAATGTTTTTTGGCAATTCTGGCTTGTTTGAAAAGTTTTTTAATAAAGACAGTCTTAAATTTTTAACATCAAAACTATCTACAGAAGTAGGATATATTACAGATATAAATAGTGGTAAATATGCTCATAGTTTAGAAAGAATATTTGGATATATATCAGAATATGAAAATAAAACCATAGGCAATACAATATATCCGACCAAACGAATTATTAACCATAAATCACCAACACATAAGCTTCACCTCGTTCAAACCCACACGTCTTTCTGCTACATACAAGAAAACATCACTGTTAAAGGTCGCTTATTGCATCAAGAGCCAGATTCTTTTACTATAGAATGGCATCATACAGACAAGCCCACAATCAGAAAATATGTAAAAATAGATAATAATACTTACATAGGAATATGATATAGTTTAATGTCTAATATTAAAACAATTAAAATTTTTACCGAAGAACTAAATAATATTATTAATATCGATATAGATCATAATAATATTTGTAAATATCATTATAGTAATAATACGTATGGAAATCTTCTTTATGAAACAGATAATTCTATAGTTATTATTTGGAACAAACTAAATAAAACATATACTAGAGAATATATAAAAACAGATAATAATGACTATTATGTTCATAATGCTAAAAGTTTAATTCCTGAATCTTGGAATCCAAAATCTTATAGAGAGTTAAATAAAGATTTATTAGATTTGAACATGGATGATAGGTCATTGATGCAACACTATATCGAATATGGTATTGAAGAAAATAGAATTTTTCAATTATCAAAATTACCAGAAAATTTTGACTATAGATTATATCGGTTATTAAATCCAGATTTAAGAATTTTATCTACTCAACACGAAATCGAAAATCATTATATAGCTCATGGTCAAAAAGAACAACGACGATATACTTATGGTTTTACATACGATCAAATGATATCTATCAAAGATAATCAAACTCATCATTTATTATTAAAACCCACTATAATACTAATCAATCATGACTCATCGTTAACTGGGGCACCACTAGCACTAGTAGATATAGCGAATTTTTTAGATGATAACAATTTTAAGAATATACTTTTTATAGACATTTTACCTAATAATTTATTTAAGCTCAACAAAAGAATTAAAAAATTATATCACTTTAATGATGATAATGTTTTATTAGATATTATTGATAATACAACGCCAATATTGATTTATTCTAATTCGCTAACTCTGATGGTTCAAAATCCCAAAAAATTTGAGCATCTACTTTATAAAACGGTATTTCATTTACATGAATGTTTTAGTGATCTTATTTCATTTATTGGAGATAATAATAAATTTAAATATCTAGTAGATCATAGCAAAAATATATGTATGGTAGCCCCCAAGATAGTTGAAGATTCTAATCTACTAAATATTGATAAAGTTAAAATTATTACTCCATTTATATCAAAAGATAAAACCAAAACAATATTAAAATATCAAAAAAAGAAAAAACAACTTTCTGATAAAGTTACGATATGCATGTGTGGATCAGTATCTATAAGAAAAAATCCAGAATTATTTATACATTTAGCTAAAATGAATCCCAATTACCATTTTGTATGGGTAGGTGCAGATCTAGGGGTAGATTTACCCAATATACAATGTATTGAACAAACAAATAATCCTTATGAAACTTTTAGTCAAATAGACTACTTTTTTTTAACAAGCATAAGAGAACCATTTGGTACAGTAATAATAGAAAATCTATTTTTAAATAATAAAATTATACTATTAGAAGATAATATCAAATATAATTATGATATATCTAAATTAGAAAATGTATTTGTTATTCGTAATCATAATAACAATTATAATATTATTAATACAGAATTTCAAAAACTAAATATTAATAAAAAACCTAATAAAAGTATAAAAAATATACAATATATTAAAAATAACTTTTTACAATACAATGTAGTCGATACTACTGCTATTAAACATAAATCTCATATTATATTATCTTTTTATAATAAACCTAATCAAGATTTAAATTATTACACTAATATTATAAATCAAAAACTATTATTTGATAAAACCATAAATAGTATTACAATTTCTATTGCAGATGATGACGGTGCTACTTCTAAATATTTTTTAAATAATATCAATCATAATAACATTATTATTAATAAAAGAAACAATGCTGGATGGGATATTGGTGGATTAGTTCATTCTTTGTGCGAAAATAGAATATATAAAGATGAAGACTATATAATGTATATACATAATAAAAGTAATTTCTTGTGGAGACAAGGATTATTTAAAATTCTATATTACAACGATTATTTCAAATACGACTCTGTTGTAGCTAAAGAATGGTACGTCCCTTGTGAAAAAGACAAAATACTAAGAGAGCTATTTAAAATTCATAGTTTTATGAATGAAGTTTATGATAAATCTTTTAATTATATTAGTGGCACATGTTTTATAACACGATATAGTTTATTAAAAAATTTAATTTCTAACTCTCAGTATATTCTAAACAATTTAACAGATATCGATAAAGACGATACTTATTGGCAAAAACAAATGTCTAATATAGTATTGTTTGAACAAAAATTTAAAAACCACCAGGACCACCCTATATATAACACCGTAGACGAAGACGCTAGAGACGTCTTTTTATCTACTAAAAGTAAAAATTATTTTGAACTACTCATTAAACATAATAAAAAAGGCATACCAGACTATACGTTTGAACATGCTTTAGAAAGATATATCGGATATTTGATATCACAAAACAGAAAAGTGCATATAATATAATGTCCACACCCATACCAAAATTTAAATACGAAAAAACCTGAATAAAAAAGAGAAACTTATGATACCGATATTTATAATAGGCGATATAAGATCAGGATCATCAGCAATAAATGATTGCTTAAGAGACGTTTTAAATATTCAGGGGTATAATGAAGGCCATTTCTTAAAATATATTAAAAACTATCAAGATATTACAAACGAAATATTTAATAATTTATTAGAATACGAACAAAATCCTCTAATAGCCATAGGCAATATTGATAAAAATAAATTTTTTAACAATATATTATTAGCATTTCAAAAAACATATGAATCTTTATTTGATAACTCTCAACAGTATTGGATAGATAAAACGCCAGATTTTAATTTATATCACATTAAAGATTTATTAAATTTATGGCCTAATAGTAAATTTATAATGCTAAAAAGAAGATCACTAGAAAATATTAAATCTAAAACTATAAAATTTCCCCATCAGTCATTTGGTCACCATTGCGATAGCTGGAATGATGCGATGGTAAGATGGTATTATTTAGATAAAAATGTTTTCAATAATAACTATATAGAAATAGAACACTATGACATGCTATTTAATATAGATAAAATAGCTGAGGATTTAGTGAGATTATTGCCAGAATATGGCAATAAAAAACAAAATATTATTGATTTTCTTAATACCAGATATCCTCAAAGTAGTACAGGCAAAAAACCAGAAATATTAGATATCAATAGTACAGGTTGGACTTATGATCAAATAAAGATTCATCATAATATTTGTAGCGAAACACTAGATTTATATAAATATAGTTTAGATAAAAATTATTTTAAGATTTGAGGATATTTGATGTCAACATCTATAAACAAAATTAACATTATAATTCCCCTGGGGGTTCTGGATTACGCTTTCACCTATAGCTATAAAAAAATATAGAAGATATTGTGAATATAGCAAAACGGTGGAAATAGATATCAACTTCTTGACTTTCTGTACTGAACAGACTATAATTTGTTCATGAGACCGTCGTGGACAGATTATTTTTTAGGATTGGCCAAAGTAGTATCTCAACGTAGTCACGATATACATACTCAGCATGGCTGTGTTATTACTGATCAAAATCACAGAATCTTAGGTGTAGGATACAATGGATTTCCTAAAGGTATGGACGATAGTTTCTTGCCAACAACCAGACCAGAGAAATACGATTGGATGATTCATTCGGAAAAAAATGCTTTAGCAAATTGTGTAATTAGGCCAGACAACGCAATAGCTTATGTAACTGGTCAATGTTGCAATGATTGTATTATGGCTTTGTGGCAAGAAGGAATTAGTACTGTATATATGATTGATTCTCACGGCACAGTTTTATTTGATGAATCGGCCCAAAAAAGGTTTGATCTTTTTGTGGAAATGAGTGGTATCAAAATATTTCGTATAACTCCAAATCTTGATTGGCTGAGACAAATCTCTGGTGTAATATGATGATTACCCTATTTTATATTTTATCAGCTTTGTATATTATTAGAATAAATTTTTTAGAAGTTAATTATATGGGTCAAGCTTTTGAAAGTTTGGTAATATTGGGTTTGATAATTTTATTACAGAAAAAATAATGGAGTTTTATTATGATATTTGATGAACAAATTAGTCGCAAACCCGATCATTATCCTTGGACCCAAGATTTTATATCAGCAATGCACAATGGTTTTTGGACCCATAAAGAATTTAATTTTAGTAGTGATATTCAAGACTTTAAAGTTAATCTAACAGAACAAGAACAACAAATAATTATAAGGGCCCTTTCTACTATAGGTCAGCTAGAAATTAGTGTTAAAAAGTTTTGGGCTAAACTAGGTGATAATTTACCTCATCCTAGTATAAATGATATGGGCTATGTTATGGCTAATACTGAAGTTATTCATGGTGATGCTTACGAAAGACTTCTAGAGGTTTTGGGTATAGACGAAGCTTTTGATGATATACTAAAGTTAGATATTATTAAGGGGCGCGTTAATTATCTACGCAAGCATTTGCATAAATTTCATGATAATAATAAAAAGCAGTTTGTATACTCTTTAATATTATTTACCTTATTTGTTGAGAATATTGCATTATTTTCACAATTTTATACTATTAGTTTTTTTGGACGATATAAAAATTTGTTAAAAGATACCAATAAACAAGTTGAATATACTAGTCGTGAAGAAGCAGCACATAGTATAATAGGAATAAAAATTATTAATACTATTAAAACAGAGCATCCTGAATTATTTGATGAAGAATTAAAAACTAAAATAGAACATGAAGCCAAAGATGCTGTAAAATATGAATGTCAAATTGTTGAATGGATAGTTAATGGATACTCTCATGAAAAGCTTAATTCTAATCTATTAAAAGAGTTTATTAAAAACAGAATGAATGAATCTTTAAAGCAGATAGGATATGATCCAATTTTTGAGGTAGATCAAGACATTATTTCTAAAACATTATGGTTTGATGAACAAGTATTAGGAAATAATATGACTGATTTCTTTCATAGTCGTCCAGTAGAATATGCTAAATGTTCGCAAAGCTTTGATGTGGATGATCTATTTAGCTGATATTACTGACAAAATGATATTAGACATAAAAGGAACAGTATGACAAGTAAAAAATATTATTGGTTGAATTCTCATAGTCGCATATTTTTAGAGCGGGGATACTTAAAAGAAGGAATAACCCCAGAAGCTAGAATACGTCAAATAGCAGAAACGGCTCAAGCTATTCTAAATATAGATGGCTTCGCAGATAAGTTTGAGGACTATATGGCCAAAGGATTCTATTCTTTAGCCACTCCTGTTTGGACAAATTTTGGCAATGATAGGGGCCTACCGGTTTCTTGCTTTAATTCTTATATTCCCGATACAATGGACGATATTTTAAATAAAGTCGCTGAGGTAGGAATGATGAGCAAGCTGGGTGGTGGTACTAGCGGTTACTTTGGAGACCTAAGACCCCGCGGAGCAAAAATAAGTGTTGGTGGAGAAAGCAGCGGCCCTGTTCACTTTATGGAATTATTCGATAAGGTTGCGGAAGTGGTTTCTCAAGGTTCTGCTAGACGAGGATCATTTGCTGCTTATCTACCAGTGGAGCATCCCGATATAGAGGAATTCTTACAGATAAGAAGCGAAGGACACCCTATCCAAAATATGAGTATAGGAGTTACGATATCTGACGATTGGATGAAAGATATGGTGTCTGGAGATAAAGATAAAAGAAAAATTTGGGCAAAAATTATTCAGAAAAGATTTCAGACCGGTTATCCATATTTAATGTTTAGTGACAATGTAAATAATAATGCTCCTCAAGCATATAAAGATAAAAGACTCAAAATAAAAAGTAGTAATCTATGCTCGGAAATTGAACTTTATTCCGATGAAGACAATAGTTTTGTTTGTGTATTATCTTCGCTAAATCTATTACACTGGGATGAAATCAAAGAAACAGATGCTATAGAAACACTGATATATTTCTTAGATGCTGTTAACGAAGAGTTTATTAGAAAAACCAATAATAGTAAATTCATGTCAGCGGCTCATAACTTTGCCAAGAACCAAAGAGCATTGGGTATGGGTGTGTTAGGGTGGCACTCTCTACTACAATCTAAGATGATATCTTTTGAGTCCATGACAGCTAAAAGCTTAAATGTCGAAATATGGAAAACTATAAAATCACGAGCGGATAAAGCATCTATAGAACTAGCTAAGCTTTTTGGAGAACCAGAATTATTAAAGGGATATGGTCGCCGTAATGTTACAACACTGGCCGTAGCTCCTACTACTAGTAGTTCGTTTATATTAGGCCAAGTAAGTCCTAGTATAGAACCATTAAATAGCAATTATTTTGTTAAAAAGCTAGCAAAGGGTAGTTTTACTTATAAGAATCCTTATCTTAAAAAACTTCTGAAAGAAAAAGATAAAGATAATGAGACAGTATGGAAAGATATTCTAGTTAGGGGCGGTAGTGTACAACACTTAGACTTTTTCACCCAACAAGAAAAAGATATATTTAAAACATTTGGAGAAATTAGTCAAAAAGAAATAGTAATTCAAAATATCCAAAGACAAAAATATATAGATCAAGCAGTGTCGCTAAATCTAATGATTCCACCAAATTGTGCTGCTAAAGATGTTAGTGATCTACTGATATATGGATGGGAAAATGGTATAAAAACCTTTTATTACCAAAGAAGCTCAAATCCTGCTCAAGAATTGGCAAGATCAATTTTAACTTGTTCTAGCTGCGAATCTTAATAACCTTAAATAAGGATAAATATATATGACGAACGTATTTACGGATCAAACTAAATTTATGGTATCTTGCGATCAAACAGTATGTGAATGGAATAAAAATCAACTAGACATGTATCATAACTTAATTAAAGAAGAGACTAGCGAACTACAAGAAGCTTTTAATCAAAATAATAGAATTGAAATCCTAGATGCCCTTATAGATATTATAGTAGTAACAGTCGGTGCTATTAACAGCATGGGAGCAAATGGAGAAGCCGCATGGAATGAGGTAATGAAGACTAACTTTGCTAAAATAGATAGTACAACAGGCAAAGTTAATAAAAGAAGCGATGGCAAAGTACTGAAGCCGGAAGGATGGAAAGAACCAAACTTAAAACCCTTTGTAATATAAACGGTGTATATTACTATACTGTTTTTAAATTTATTACTTATTATAAAGGGTTTATCTTGAGAAAGAAAAAAAATGGTAATTCTAAACAGCAAAAACTTATCGATCTCACTAATAATATCTCAGGATTTAATGAAAAACCCGGATTCAAAAATAAACTTAAACCACGAAGCGAAAATCAAAAAGAATATATTCGTTTTATAGCAGAAAACACTATCACTTTTTGCCAAGGCAAGCCAGGAAGTGGTAAAACGCATATCGCTGTTGGTTTAGCTTTAGAATATTTATTGGAAGATAAAGTTAAAAAAATTATTATAACACGACCCGTTGTAGAGGCTGGTGAAAAAATTGGTTATTTACCAGGAGATGCTAATACTAAACTATTTCCATACTTATTGCCTATAGAAGATGAAATTAATTATTTTATTGGTCCAGCACTAAATGCGTCATTAAAATTAAATAATAAGATAGAAATAGTGCCGTTGGGTTTTATGAGAGGTCGTAATTTTCATAATAGCTTTATCGTTGCTGATGAATGCCAGAATGCTTCCTATGAACAATTAAAAATGTTATTAACTAGAATAGGACAAAATAGCAAGATGGTATTAACTGGAGATATTCAACAATCTGACTTGGCTAGACATTTGCAGGGTGGCTTTTATGATATGATTAGTAATTTGAATGGAGTAGAAGGCATAGGCATAGCCTCATTAACAGATAGTGACATAGTTCGTAATCCTATTATAGCTAAAATATTAAATAGATTAGATGTTTATGAACAGGGCGGAAAATAGTAAGTGCTTATTATTAAATGCTGATTATTCACCGCTAAAACTTATATCATGGAAAAAGGCTATAGTATGGTCTTTAAAATATGAGCATTCGCACACTTATGCAATTGAAATTATAGATTATTATAAAGATAAATATATCCAAGGAGCTTGTAATAAACAGTATCCTGTTCCTCTAGTAGCAAAAACTGTTAAATATCTAAATATTTATAGTAGATCACCGAAATTTTCACGATATAATTTATTTATTAGGGATAATTTTTCTTGTCAATATTGTGGAGCTATATTAAATTATAATCAATTAACATATGATCATGTGATACCAAAAAGTAAATTTCGCCCAGACTTAAAAAGAGCAACAACCTGGGAAAATGTTACTACATCATGCGTGCAGTGCAATAGAAAAAAATCTAATAAAACACCAGAACAAGCAAAAATGAAACTATTAAATACGCCAAAACAACCAGTCTATACGCACAAGTACTTGCCTGTTATAGCCGAGCTGCTTACTATAAAAGAAACCCTGGACCCGAATCATAAAGAATGGATAAAGTATATCGATGGCCATATTCAATAGCACAAATCCTAATCAACAAGAAGATCAGTTTTATTGTTTAATGGGCAATGAAGACTTTATAGATGATAATGGTTTTCCAAGATCTTACTCTCATACTGATAATACAGTAGCAAAAATAGTATTTAATAAAAAACCCAAGCATTTTATCGATACTAATAAACGTTCTTATGGAAAATATTATATTAAATTAGATCCCAACTCTAAGATATTTAATCCTAAAAAGATTCTATCTTCTATAGAAGAAAAAAATTCATTAAATTTTATCAATAGTGTTTGTAAAAAAGAATGGGCTTTTCAAGAGGTCACACCCCAAATATTTCAAAAATATATTATGTTTTTAAAAACACAGAACCTAAGCTGGCTCAAAGATGCTCAAAGAGATCTTAAATAATGCCCACCTACACATACTTTTGCAATAAATGTAAACAGAAATTTGAATTATTTTATTATATTAAGGATTATATTTCATCTCCAAATTGTTTACACTGCGCCAGTAAGCTAACAGAACGCAGTTATTCAGATGATATAACTTCTATACAAAATTCTATTATTAAACATGATAGTGAACTTAAAACAGTGGGCGATTTAGCCAATAGAAATAGAGATAGGATGAGCGAAGATCAAAAGCAAGCACTAGAACACAAACACAATTCATATAAGGAACAACATAATAATAAGCCACTACCAAAAGGCATGAACAGAATATCAAAACCAAATAAAGTTAAATGGACATGAACTATGAATGACGAACCGATCCCATCAGGGTTAGATCTCGATCTACTTAAAAAACGAATAGCAGAACTCAACGAAGAACATAAAGTCGATTTATCAGAATATAAGTATATTTTTGATGATCCTAATAGGGTTAAAAAACAAACAGAATTTCCGTATGAAATACACATTAGTATGACGGCTAATATACTAAAGAATGTGGACGGGGCTGAATTTCCAGAATCAGAAAGTGTTGGTGTTAATAATTATTATATTCCTGTACCATCAGGAAATGATTATCAAGAATATGTCAAAGCATTTTTTGATTATATTGAAAACTGTATGAGTTCTTCAGCATCAGATATGCATAATAAGGAAGCAATCAACAATGAGCAGTAATGATTTTATGTTTAGTCCTAGGCAGCAAGTTTCTACTTCTATAGAAGAAGAGCTTTATGGTTCTGCTAACGAAGCTGATTTTGTAGATTCTTTTGGCAACCATAGAATTAAACAAGAGAACAAACATACTCTAGCTAAAAAATTAAATAAAGACAATGTTATTATTTACCAAATTAAGATAGCTAATAATAATGAATTATTTAATCCCTATTCTAAGCTAGATAGAGAAAAAAGCTATAGTTTTTTAGATAATGTTGTAAGACCAACTGATAAATTTATTAATGTTAATAGTCTAGTTTTTAATTATTATTTAAAATTTCTTAAATCACAAAACGTTGCATGGCTACACAAAGCAGAAAGAGAAAGAATATAATATGAGTAAAGTATCAAAAAATAATATTTACGCTATAAAACATCTAGTTTCTCAAGGATTATCATCAGAACAAATAGCAAAAGAGCTTAATCTTAATCTATCTAACATAGAATCAATTATTGTTTCAGAAAATTTGATCCCTAAAATACCATCAGCCAAAGACTTGATGATAAATAAAACCTCCGTTAAAAAAACAAATAATGTATCTATTATGACTCAAGAAGCGTCAATGACCAATGATCATGATAGAGCTAAATATAAAATAAACAGCACAAAATTAGAACATATATTTAATCCTCTTAACAAATGAAATTTATTTCACGATATTCCAACAACAAAGAGGTTTCTGCTGCTCAATATATTGTTGAGTTAATTTGTGAGAAAAAAGCTAAATTAGATAAAAAGGATTTACACTATAGGTTTTGGCTAACTAAAGAGTGGGCTAGCTTTTATAAGAACCAAATAGCAACAGCTCATAACTTAGTAAAAAAACATAATCCTGTAGCTATAGTCAAAGCCTTACAAGACAACAAAACAGCCAAAACATACTCATTGCGAGCGCCTTTCTTAAAATCTATTATAGAGCAGCACGAAAAGATTTTAGACTCCCAGAATAAAGAGTTTTCACAATCTATAGATAGATCAGAACAAAAAACATACAAGACAAACATACCATCCAAAAATATACTTTCAAAGCTAGAGGATATAGATAATGAGTGTTAAAGAAGATATTATTAAGACTTTTGGAGATGATATTATATTATCAGGAAATTCTTTAGTAGAGAAAAAAATCTTAACTGTTCCAGTCAGTCCTGCTTTGGATATTGTTTTGGGTGGTGGAATTCCTGAAGGAAGTTTTGTGATTTTTACTGGTCAGCCAAAATGTGGCAAAAGTCTAAGTTCATTGGATTTTGCAGCCACCGCACAAAAACCAGAATATCAAGGAGACTTAAAAAATCCTAGAGAAGTGTATTACCTAAATATAGAAGGTAGATTAAAACAAAGAGATTTATTAGGAATTAAAGGATTAAATTTATCTAGATTTCACGTTATAGGATCTCAACAAGGCAAAATTTTACATGCTGAAGAATATTTACAAATAGCAGAAAGAATTATTAATGAAATTCCAGGTTCAATAGTTATACTAGACTCGTATTCGGCTTTATGCACAGAAGCCGAGATCACTAGCGATATGGATAAAATGCAAAGAGCAGATGGAGCAAAACTATTAGCTAAATTTTGCAGAAAGGTGAGCAATGTTATTCCTGTGAATAAAAATATTGTAATAGGAATAACACATCTTATGGGAAACCCAACAGGATACGGTGCAGAATTCAAAGAAAAAAGTGGTCAAGGAATAGCTTATCAAACCGATATTAAATTAAGAGCTAAAAGCTCTAAGCCTTGGTCTTTAGGAGCAGATGATACTCAAATTGGTCAAGAAGTAGAATGGCAAGTTATTTGTTCGGCTCTTGGGCCTCCGGGCGGCGTAGCAAAAAGTTTTATTCGCTATGGAGAGGGCATAGACAAGCTCACTGAGCTGGTTAATTTAGCCTCTGACGTGGGCGTTATAAATAAAGGTGGTGCATGGTACACAATTAAAACAAGCAAGGATTCTCACAAATTTCAAGGAGCTGAAAAGACGAGATTATTCTTGATGGAAAATCCTGAAATAGCCAAAGAGGTTGAGAATTCGGTCAAATCTGTATTGGGTATTAAAGTTGTATGAATATAGTCAATTTGGATGGAGAATCAGTAGTTTGGAGCTTGACAGGACACATCAGCAAAGGTAGAATAACCAACAAGTCCTCGTATCATCTACAGGCACGAGAGCTATTATCGTCTTTACATCCAACATTACAGATTCTAGAAGAAGTAACAATACCAGTAAGAAAAGGCCAAATAGCGTATATGGATTTCTATTTGCCTTTGCTCAAATGGTGCGTAGAAGTTCACGGAGAACAGCATTACAAGTTTGTGGCTCACTATCATGGTAACATGATGAGTTTTTTAAAGAGTCAAAAAAAAGACAAAGAAAAACAAGAATGGTGCGACATTAACAATATTAAATATATAGAATTGCCGTATTACGAAAATATCGAACAATGGAAAGACAAGCTATCTTATGAATAACAAATCATCAAAAGAAGAATTACAGCATTGGGATAAAATTCTTGATGAATATGAAAATTCTATAGGCTTATCAGAATACTCGACTAGTATCATTAATAATGAAGAAATTAATAAATATACTAGTATGACTAGAGACGAAATAGAGAAATTAAATCCAGAAGATTGTGCTCAAATATCTTATAGATTATCTCAATTTGCTTTTTATCTACAAAGAAGCTTAAACAGGGAACTGGCTCGATATAATTGGGCAGAAGAAAGCATCAAAGAGGTTATAGCCGACGAAATCAATAATTATAAAGGCTATGGATATATTGAAAAATCATTACAGGCTATCAAGCATAATGAAAAAGCTTCTGGTTTAAATAGTATAAAAAAATATGCCAAACAAAGAAGCGATAGACTTCAATACTTAGCCAATAACTTAAAAAATCTATCAGATGTTATGCTATCTATACAAAAAAGTAAGGTGAAAAATGGATCCTAAAGAATTATTAAATGATCCTAATCAGATCAAAAATCTTATATTGTTATTACAATCTATGCTGCCTGAAGAGCAAAATAAAACAACAAAAAGTAAAAAAAACACAAAGAAAAATACTACTCAAAAAAAACATCTTATTGAAGACGATCAATCTAATTTCAATAGTAAAATCAAAACAAAGAACAAAAGATCTTTTCAAGCATCAAATACAAATCAATTTGAAAAAATGAGTGAATTTAGAATGCACAAAGACGATAGAGAAATAGATAAGAAATTGGCTAAGCATCCCCCTGTAGCACGAACACGGGATTTTGAGCCAGTATCTGTTATTTGTAGAATATGTGGTAAAAAAGAAATTGTGAGTCCCTCTCTTGTGTATGAGGGTCCTTCTCGCTATAAATGTAATAATTGCTCAACACAAGCTGGATAAAAATAGTATGATACTTTGTGATCCTGCCGCAGAAAGAGCGGTTTTATCTGGTATATGCAAATATGGAGAAAATGCATATCTAGATATTGCCGATATTTTACAGCCATCAACTTTTACTGTAGATAGTAATATTATGATTTTCACAGTCTTAAAAGAGATCTGTGAAAAAGAACATAGTCCATCTATTGATATAGCTTCAATATTATCTACTAGTCAATCATTAAATTTTGCACATATATTATCTCAAAAAAATGAAACACAGCATCTTAAAGCTATTATAGATTTTCCTGTAAATTTAGATAATGTAAGAAAATTTGCAGCAAAAATTCGTAAATTACAAATAGCAAGACTATTAAGAGAGCAACTAGAAAATGCGAAAGAAAAATTATTAGATGTTAATGGTCATGAGCCCATATCATCCATTATAGGAATAGCCGAAGATAGTGTATTTAATTTCTCTTCACTGCTTAACGATACTGATAATAATCCTGTTTGTGTATCAAGTATTATAGATGATTATATAGATAATCTTAAAGATAATCCCATAGATCAAATCGGTGTTCCAACAGGATTTCCCGTATATGATCACTCTATTGGTGGAGGATTAAGAAAAGGAAGTGTTAGCATCATTGCTGCCAGGCCCAAAATTGGAAAAACCACTTGTGCAGATAACATAGGGCTGCATATTGCTCGTAATGTTAAAATCCCCGTGCTAAATATGGATACAGAAATGAGCACAGAGGATCATATTAATAGACTTTTAGCTATGATGACAGAAATAGAAATCAATAGTATTGAAACAGGCAAAGTCTTTGATTCTCCAGATAAAAAGAATAGGCTGCAAAAAGCCCAGGAAGATCTTAAAAATATAAAATTGTATTATAAATCAATTGCTGGTAAGCCTTTTGAAGAGCAATTAGCTATTATGAGAAGATGGCTAGTTAAAGAAGTAGGATTACATCCAGACGGAACAGCCAAAGACTGTGTTATAATTTACGATTACCTTAAGCTTATGGATAGCACAGGTATTAGCCAGGATATGAAAGAATATCAAATTTTAGGTTTTATGATGACCAGTTTGCATAATTTTGCTGTAAGATATAAAGTCCCTATTTTGGGATTTATTCAATTAAATAGAGATGGAATAACTAAGGAAAGCACCGACACTGCTAGTGGATCCGATAGAATAATCTGGCTTTGTAGTAATTTTACTATTTTTAAAAGAAAAAGCGACGAAGAAATGGCTGAAGATGGACCAACTAATGGTAATAGAAAGCTTGTTCCTTTAATAAGTAGACACGGTGGTGGTTTAGACGATAACGATTATATAAACCTTCACATGAAAGGCTGGTGTGCGAAAATTGAAGAGGGTAAAACTAGATTAGAATTGATATCAAATAACAATAATTCTGACAAAGGATTCATAGTGAACGATGAGCAAGCTAATGATCAAGAAATCCCGTTCGTATAGTCAACAACAATTAAAAGTATTATCAGATTATTTATGTGAAGACATAGATAATCTTTTAGATAGTTTAGGAATAATAGACTATAAGCTATTCGATAGAATGATAGCTATGAAATGTCCTATACATGGTGGAGATAATAATTCAGCATGTAATTTATATTACAAGGGTGATTCTTATAGAGGTAATTGGAAATGCAGAACTCACCAATGCGAAGAAACTTTTAAAAATTCTATCATTGGCTTTATAAGAGGCTGTTTATCTAAACAAAATGGCTGGACAGGACCGGGCGATCCTATAGTGTCTTTCGAAGAAGCAGTAGATTATGCTGTCTCTTTTACCAAACAGGATCTCAAAAAAATCAAGATTAATAAAAAAGAAACAGAAAAAAATAGTTTTGTTAATATTATTAATCATATTCAGCCAACAGCAACAAAAGCAAACGATATTCCTAAAGTATCACGAAACAGTATACAAAAATCTTTAGAAATACCATCGAAATATTTTTTAGATAGGGGATTTTCAGCAGAAATACTGTGTAAGTACGATGTAGGTGAATGCCACATATACGGTAAAGAAATGTATGAAAGGGCCGTCGTTCCAGTTTATGACTCTGCACATCAATATATGGTAGGCTGCTCTGGTCGTAGTACATCTAAAGCTTGCAGTAAATGCGAAGGCTATCATAATGGTGATTGTCCCAATACTGATTACTTGTGGCAATATTCTAAATGGAAGCATAATAAAGGATTTAAAACCCAAGAACATTTATATAATTTATGGTATGCTAAAGACTATATACAACAAAAGAAAAGTATCATTCTGGTAGAAAGCCCAGGAAACGTTTGGCGTTTGGAGGAGAGTGGTATTCATAATAGTGTTGCTCTTTTTGGATCTGTTTTGCAGGATAAGCAAAAATTATTGATTGATTTATCCGGTGCTATGACTATATATACCTTGATGGATAATGATGATGCTGGTAAAAAAGCGGCACAAAATATATATGAAAAATGCCATAAAACATATAATATATATAATATTGATATTGATCATCCTGATGTTGCTGAAATGAGCGTTCAAGAAGTTCAAGAAATTATAAGCCCACAAATAAAAGAAACATATTAATAATGACAAAAATTTTAGCATTTTCTGGAAGAAAACAGTCCGGTAAAACAACCGGAGCACAATATGTAGAATCTATAATTAATAACCATTCTTTAAATATTAGTTATAGAACCTATAGTTTTGCTGATCCATTAAAACAAGATATATGTATGAACATTTTAGGATTAACATATGAACAATGCTATGGGTCAGACAATGATAAGAATACTATGACTGATCTTGAATGGGACGGTAAAAAATTAACTGCTAGAGAAGCTATGGAAATTATAGGAACCGATATTTTTCGCAGATTAAAAGACAATGTTTGGGTGCAGGCCACAATTAACAAAATACACAAAGATAATCTAGACATAGCTATTATACCAGATTGTAGATTTCCTAATGAAGTAGATACTATTCTTAATCATGGTGGCTATGTTATAAGGTTAGACTTGGATCCTTTTAATTCAAAATCGAACAGTGAATCTGCTTTAGATAAAAATAATTATGACTGGAATAGATTTAGTCACACTATATATAATAGCAACCTAACAATTTATGAGAAAAATGATTTTATTCTTAATTTTCTTTCAGACAAAGGAATACTACAATTATAATTACATATTTTAGAAGCTCATCATATAATGCTCATAATCTTTGCGAACAACAATATTTCTTTGAATATGTGCTGGGCTGGAGGGGCCCATCTGGTTTCAAGGCTGTAAAAGGAACCATAATGCATAAAGTTTTAGAAATATTAGCGATTATTAAAAAAGCTAGACAAGAAGATTTAGAGTATGTAAATGATGATGAAATTTTAGGAAAAATAAATGTTAATAATTATAATTTAAATAGTATTATAGAGAAAGTTTATAAACATTATAGTGAAGCTAATTCTCAACATATATGGACAGTTAAGGACTATAAAGAGTGTTATGGTTGGATCTATAAAGCTATAGAATTTAATAATGGTATGTTTGATCCTAGAAATTGCAATATTCTACAGCCAGAACAGAAATTCGATCTGGTTATAGAAAAACCATGGGCAAAATATGAATATAATATTGATGGCCAAAAAGTTGATGGCTTTTTGGGATTAAAAGGCACGATAGATTTAATTACAAAGGTTAATGATACAACTGTTGAGGTGGTTGATTATAAAACTGGGAAGCGATTAGACTGGGCCACAGGACAAGAAAAAACACAGGAAAAACTAGAAAAAGACGCACAACTAAGAATATACCATTATGCTGTTAAAAAATTATATCCTTATATAGACACTGTTATATTTACTATATATTATGTTAATGATGGTGGTCCATTTTCTATGGTTTTTCACGATAGTGATTTGATAGAAACTGAAAATATGTTAAGACAAAAATTTGAAATTATCAAGAATACTCGTAAACCCAGATTAAATAAAAGTTGGATGTGTAGTAAAATATGTCATTTTGGCAAAACAACTTTTGAGAACACCCATGTTGAGCCATTAGAAGAATATAGAGATGGTCATACATGCAAAAAAGGTTCGATCATGACTAAGTGTGAGCAGGTAAAACACAATCTTGATCTTTACGGGATTGATGCTACAATGAGCATATACAAACATCCTAATCATACCGTGGGCTATTATCAGGCGCCTGGGTCAACTTGAAAGGAAATTTAAAGAGTGAGTATCGAACGCAATTATGTGCCTTTGCATGTGCATTCTCATTTCTCGTTGCTCGATGGCCTCGGAAAGCCCGACAAAATAGCTAGCAGATGTGACTCATTAGGCATCAGGTCTTGTGCATTAACAGATCACGGAAATATAGCTGGAACCGTACAATTTTATCAAAAGCTTAAAGCTAAGAATATTAAACCTATTCTTGGATGTGAACTTTATATTTGCGATGCAGACCCAAGCGTCAAAACCAAAGATAATGCTAAGTTAAGTCATTTCCTTGTATTAGCAAAAAATTTACAAGGTTGGAAAACCCTAATTAAGATAGTATCAGAATCTAATAAGCCAAATTTCTTCTATCATAAACCAAGGTTAAGCTTAGATAAATTAGCATCTATATTAGATGGAAATATAATAGGCATATGTGGCCATTTAGGCTCTACTCTAGCGGATATTATCTTAAAAGACCAAACAGGTTCTATAAATAATGGATTGTCTTTTGTTGATAAGATGAAAGATATCTTTGGAGAAAATAATTTTTATCTAGAAACCCAACTGTTTGATAAAGAATATTTAAAAGAGCAAATATATTTGACAGATACTATCAGAAGATTATCTGAAATATCCAAAATAAAAGCGGTTTGCACACCAGATGCTCATTATGTAGATCAGGATGATGCTGTTGACCAAAGAATATTATTGTGCAACAATCTTAAAACAACACTCTCCGATATTAATACTAAAATATTAAATGATCAAGATATTCCTATGGAATGTTTTTTTAAGAGTGATAAATACTATATCCTATCTCCAGAAGAAATGAAATATTTACATAAAGAAGAGGAAATAGAAAATACTCTTTTAGTAGATAGTTTAATAGAAAATTTTGATATCTTATCCCCACCCAGATTACCTCAATTTGATTGTCCAAATAATTATGATCCAGACGAGTATTTGAGAGAACTTTGTCGCAACGGCTGGAGAGATAGAATCATGCCTAATATTACAAAAGAAAATCAACAAATTTATGTTGATAGAATAAAATACGAATTAGAAATTTTGCAAGGAGCAAAGCTAAGTAGTTATTTTCTTATTGTACAAGATATAGTTAATTATGTAAGAAGTCATAAATGGCTGCCGGGGGTAGGCAGAGGAAGCGCCGCTGGTTGCTTAGTGTCTTATCTAGTGGGCATTACAGATATTGATCCTATCAAATATAATTTATTATTTGAAAGATTTTTTAATGCCGCAAGATCATCCTCTATTCCAGATATTGATACCGACGTACCAATAGATAAAAGAGAAAATGTATTAGAATATATAAAAAATAAATATGGCAAAGACAAGGTGTCTCAAATGATAACCTTTAATACTATGAAAGGTAGAGGGGCTCTAAAAGACGTTTTAAGGGTTTATGGTAATATTAGTTTTGAAGAAATGAATACTATCACCAAATTTATTCCTGATGAAGCAAAAATAGCTGACGAATTGCAAGAAATGAAAGAAGATACCGGAGAATCTTCTATTATTCGTTGGGCTTTAGAAAATAATGTTGACAAACTAAAAGAATGGTGCTATATTACTGAGGACGGTTTGTTAGCTGGTCCACTAAGTAAAAGATTCGAACAGGCTATTCGTTTGGAAGGCACAAAATCTAATCAAAGCAAACACGCTGCTGGTGTAATTATAGGAACAGAAGATCTATCATCTTTATGTCCGATGGTTTATGACAATAAAAATGATCAGCTTATAGCGGGCATGGAAATGAATGATCTAGAAAGTTTGGGGTTGATAAAGTTTGATTTGCTGGGTATAGCTTTCTTAGATAAAGTAATGTGTGTTTCAGAGTACCTTCAAAATGGAGAAATATAAATGTTAACAAAAACTTTAGAAGAAGTGGCGGTGGGTGAAAATTTTGTAGTTAATAATCTAGAATATACTAAAGAACAAGAGGTTAGGGTTAGCTGCTGCAAAAGCATCAACTGTCATCTTGCTAGCGATCCTACCCAAAGGACTTTTTTCCCAGGAAACACAGTAGTGGAGACCAATGGCTAATTTACAAAAAATTTGTGTATTTGATTTGGAAACGGACGGGGCTAATCCTGATGTTTGTAGCCCCGTTCAAATAGCAGCAGTAATAATTGATCCATATAAGTTAGAAATTATTAAAGATTCAGAATTTAATATCAATATAAAACCATCTGCTATAGAGGACAATCCTGAGTATCTTTATGAGGATAGTGATGTTTTAGATTTTCATGCCAAAGTCAAAGGCTGTGAAAAACATCAAATTTTAAAAGAATGGAAAGACTATCAAAAACAAGAACATGGCTGGAAAATGTTTGTTTCTTATTTGGAAAAATATCATATAAGATCAGATAAAAAGTCTTGTTTTACTGCCCCTATAGCAGCAGGATATAATATCAATAGATTCGATCTTCGTATTATAGAAAAACTAAGCATCAAGTATAACAACCTTAACAAAGAGGGTAAAACCTCTCTGTTTTATCCAAGAGATGTTATAGATTTAATGAATGTTATATTTTACTGGTTTGAGGGTAATAATGAGCTTAAAAACTATACTCTTGATCATGTAAGAGAATATTTAGGGTTAGGCAAATTAGGATCTCATGATGCATTAAATGACGTTAGGGCCACAGCGGACATATTAATTAGATTTATGAAATTACACAGAAACTTAGCCGATAAAGTTAAGTTTAAAAACGCATTTGCTAAATAAATGAATCAATATTATTCTTTTGATTGTGGATGTAAATTTAAGATATTAGGCTACAATTCAAATAATAAGCCTAGTATAGAGTTTACTGGCAAACTAGAAGACCTTAATTTGGATTGCTCTAGAACATGGGATTTAATTAGTCAAGGAAATACTAAGGGAGTGTTTCAGCTAGAATCTAGGCTTGGTTCTAGTATGGCTAAAAAATTAAAACCTCAAAATATAGAGCAGCTATCTGCTTTAATCAGTATTATGAGGCCCGGTTCGTTAGAGGCTATAAGAGACGGTAAGAGCGTTAGTAATCATTATATAGATAAAAAGAACCACTTAGAAAGTGTGGATTATTTTCATCCTTCTTTGGAACCTATATTAAAATCTACTTATGGAGAAATGATATATCAGGAACAGAGTATGCAAATAGCCCAGGCTGTGGCGGGTTTTAATCTGCAAGAGGCTGATATGTTAAGAAAAGCTATTGGTAAAAAGAAACCTGAAGAGATGGCAAAAGTTAAGACTAAATTTATACAAGGAGCGAAAGCATTAAATATTATCACTGAGTATGAAGCTGAAACAATTTTTAGCTGGATAGAAAAAGCACAAAGATATCAGTTCAATGCTTCTCATAGTATCTCTTATGCGATGAACGCATACTGCTCTGCTTATGCCAAAGCTCATTTCTCTCGTTCTTTTTTTGCATCTTATTTAAAGTTTGCTAAAGACAAGATGGATCCACAAAAAGAAACGAAAGAATTGGTCAGAAACGCTACGGAAATGGATATTGTCGTTTGTGTGCCCGACTTAAGAAAACTCAATAAGCATTTTATTATAGCAGATGATAAAATTTATTTTGGCCTTACTGATATTAAGGGTGTGGGATACTCTGTATTTGATAAAATAATAGAACTATCCAAAACTTTAGATCTGCAAACACTATCTTGGTTGCATATTTTAACAAAATTCTTGACAAAAATCAACTCAACAGCCGCCAAGGCTCTAATATCTTGTGGTTCTCTCGATTATTGCAATCTTTCTAGAACTCAAATGTTGTTTGAATATGATATAGTATCAGAGTTAACATCAAGAGAATTAGAGCTTCTAATTGATCAAAATAATTCATTAGGAAATGCATTAAAACAGCTCTTATCTGCACCGAGAATTACAGCAAAAAGAAAAGCTTCTATAGAACAACTTATTAATTTATACTATAATCCTCCATATTCTTTAAATGATAAAATAGAGTGGTTGTCTGATACCGAAAATTCACTATTAGGTGTGTCTATAACGTGTTTCAAAATAGACTCTTATGATATTAGTATGACAAATTCTGATTGTAAAAGTTTTAAAAATACACACTTAACTAAAAATATTATTTTGGCTGGAGAAATTAGCAATATAAATTTTGTAAAAACCAAGAAAGGCAAATATGCCGGATCAGATATGGCATTTTTAACTATTGAAGATCAAATTGCTAGTTTGGATAGTGTTATAGTTTTTCCTGAACAGTTATCTAAATATAGAAATTATTTATTTGAAGGAAATGTTCTAATTTTTTCTGGCAATAAAAGTAATCAAAAAGACTCTTTTGTAGTGGAGAAATGCTTTACTCCGCGATCTTGACACCTCACCTCCTTGCCCTATAATATATCATTGTGTCCGTTTTTTACTTTTTAGGAGATTGATTTTATGAACATTACGTTGTTGAAAGGTAATCTAGCAAGGGATCCTGAACTAAGAGTAGTAAATCCCAATGGTAAGCAGACTAGCGTTGTTAATTTTACTATCGCTGTAAATAGAGATTACACAAAAGCTAATGGCGAAAAGGATAAGATTACCTCTTTTATTAATTGCGAAGCCTGGGATAGTGGAGCAGAAACTATTGCTGAGTCGCTAAAGAAGGGCGATTTGGTTATGGTAGAAGGATCGCTACGCAATGATAGTTGGGAAAAGGATGGTGTCAAACACAGTAGTTTAAAGGTAAGAGTTAATAACTTCTCTAAGATTAGCAAGCTGAGCCGAGCAAAATCTGAAGAATCAGAATCTGTAGCTTTCTAATAAATTAACAAAGGATTATGGAAATATGGGGGTGAAATATCCCCCATTTTCTTTATTATGACAAAATCTAAGCTCAAAATCTTGATGTGTTCAGAAGCTAGTTTTATAAATTCTGGCTTCGGAAAATATGCTTATGAGTTTTTGTCTAGATTACACAAGACAGGAAAATATGACATAGCAGAGTTTGCTTCTTATGGTTTTGTAAATGATCCAAGAGATAAGAATATCGACTGGACATATTATGCCAATGCCGTAAGAGAGAACGATCCTAGATATCAAGAATACATGTCAAGAACCGACAACCAATTTGGGCGTTGGAGATTTGAAAAGGTTTTATTAGACTTTAAGCCCGATGTTGTTTGTGACGTAAGAGATTATTGGATGACTCACTATCAGCCAATTTCTCCATTAAGACCATACTTTCACCATGTCTTAATGCCCACTGTCGATTCTGCTCCTCAACAAGAGGAGTGGATAGACACCTTCTTATCTGCTGATGCTGTCTTTACATATAGTGATTGGGGAGCAGAAGTATTAAAAAATCAAAGTAATAATAAAATTAATTATATAGACACCACAACTCCCGGTGTTAATTTGGATATTTTTTATATGAAAGATAGTAAAGATTTAAGATCAAAATTTAATATCGATCAGGATGCTTTCGTTATTGGTTCTGTGATGAGAAACCAGAAAAGAAAACTAATTCCTGAACTATTCTCTAGCTTAAAGCAGCTACTATCTCACTTATCTCAACAAAACAATCCTCAAAAAGTATATTTGTATATGCATACAACATATCCTGATATGGGTTGGGATATTCCAGAATTACTAAATCAATACGAAGTAGCGAATCATGTTTTATTCACCTATTTATGTAAACAATGTGGTAATATTGAAGGTTCTACATTTTGTGGTACTCAAAAAATTTGTTCCAAATGTCTAAATAAATCATCGTCTTTTCCATCTGTTTCTCAAGGAGTATCAGAAGATCAATTAAGCGATATATATAATTTGTTTGATTTATACGTGCAATATGCGATTTGTTTAGGGAAAGATGAGCAAATAAAAATAAAGCGAGATGAAAAAGCTCAATGGATTCCGATATCCCAGGTACAGGTAGGAGACGAAGCATGGACCCACAAGAATAGGTGGAGAAAAGTATCTCATGTATGGAAAAACTTGGCTAAAAGTCATAATAAAAAAATCTTAGAATTATCTGTACACGGAGACTATGAAACATTAACAGCAACAGAAAACCATGAATTTCCAGCATATACATCTAATGAGCTCAAAATTAAACATAGATCCATAAGAGAAAATATAGGATATTATCTATATAACAAGAAAGAACTACCAAATTATGGAAAATATGAGCTAAAAGACTTAAAAGAGGGAGATATGCTTCTTTATCCTATAGACGATACTGTTATAGATATTAACTCCATCGATATTGCTCAAGAAATTGATTGTTCGGACTATCTTGTATTGGACTCTTTTATAGAGACATCTAAAACATATAGTTATCCCAGATTTATTGATATTAACAATAGTTTTTGTAAATTTATAGGATTGTTTGCTGCCGATGGATCTTGGGAATCTCGTCCCGGATGCAAAAATATTAAAATCACATCTCATATAAAAGAAACCGAGAATCAAATTCTTGCGTTAGAATGTATGACTCAAATAGGATCAAACAATAACGCCGTTTCTGATAGGATATACAAAGACAGGCTAGGTATAGATGCTGTACTAGGTTCCAAACTACATGCTCAATTATTTGCTAAATGGTTTTCTAAACATGAACACAAACAACTACCAGACTGGTGTTTATATCTACCGTTAGAAAAACAAAAAGAAATTTTGATCGGCATGTTCATGGGAGATGGCCACTATTGCAAAGTAAAAAATTATTCTCAAATTAGTACAATTTCTAAACCATTAGCGGATCAAATAAAACATATCCTAAGAAGATTAAGAATCCCGTTTTCTGTATCAAAAATTAATAGAACCAAACATAAAACACAAGATCAGAAAAACAGGAAAGATTGCTATTCTTTTGAAATCTATGGATGTAATATTAAAAATGGAGATATTACAAATAAAAGAAACGGATCATATAATGTATATTATAAAAATAATCATATAATACAAATAAAGAGTATTGTCGAATCAGACTACAATGATGATGTGTGGTGCTTAACCGTAGACAATGACCATACAATGACTACAAAAATAGGCGCCACTTTTCAGTGCGAGGGTTTAGGAATGCCCCAAGTAGAAGCAGCAGCTTGTGGTATTCCAGTAGCTACAGTTAATTATAGCGCTATGATAGATATTATTAATAAATTACAAGCTTTTCCTATTAGGGTGCAAACTTATTTTAAAGAACTAGAAACGAAAGCCATAAGAGTCTATCCTGATAATAATGATCTAAGAAGAATAATACTTGAACAGATAAATAAACCATTATCTATAAGAAATCAAGAAAGATATCGAACACGACAATTAACAGAACAACATTATGATTGGAATATTATTATAAGAAAGTGGGAGAAATACTTTGATAATCTAGAATTTAGAGCCGATTGGAATAAACCACTACCATCACTTACTAAGGCAGATTTACCATCTAAAAAAACAAATACTGATAATTTGTCTTGTTTTTTAAATCTATGTAATAATCATCTTAAAAATGCAGATTTGGTATCTTCTTCAAGATTTTTAACAATGCTACAAAATGCTGACTATGGATTTATGAGCAACACCCCAACACAAATAGCAGGAGCATCCATAGAGAATTTATATAGCTATGTTAATACTATGATAGATAATAATAATAAATCAGAAGAGGCTAGAAAAAATAATATTACTTTTGAAGAAGACTTTATACAATACGCACACTTAAAAAAGAACACATGAATATTCTATATATAGGACCATATAGGCTCAACACAGACTATGGTTATGAATCACTAAATATTTTATTAAATTTACAAGATTCTTTTCCTAATATTTTATCTAGATCCCTATATAATGAATCTTCAATACATAAACTAGAAGATTCTAATCTTTTATTATCTAAATTAGAGAGTAAAACCTTTAAAAACTTTGATCTGCTTATTCAACACACCTCTTTAGAAAGCATGACACATACTACAAGAATTAAAAAACATATTTTTTTACCTATACTGAATAGTAATAATATTAATTATACTCAAAAACAAATTGTTCACACATTAGAACAACATGGTTTATTTTTAACTTATAGAGATAGAGATGATTTTATTCTAAAAGATGCTGGTGTTCTCAATAAACGATCTTATAAATTAAATATACATAACAGGCTGTCTCCAACTTCCAGTGGTTCTTTTAATCTTGGGCTATATTCTTCGTATAAAAAGTATTACTCAATAGTATCTTCTAAAGATCAAAGCTCTATTAAGCAACTTATAGTGAACTATATCGCCCAAATAAAGGATCCAAGTAGTTGTCTATTATTGTTTATGCAAGATGTCGATCAGTCTACTTTAGATGAGTATAATAAATATATCAAAAATGTTTATCAGGCTATGAATATTAACTATAGCATATCTAAAGTTGTGGTGGTTCCTATTGAGCTAGATAATAAAAATATACCAGTGATTCATTCTGGCGGGGATATTTATATAAATATTAATGACAATATTCATTCATTATATGCTTATAAATATCAAAAGCCTATAATCTCGAACAAATCCCAGCTATCTGCTAAATATGACTATATTTCTTTATATGAAACTCCAAAAATTTATTATAAAGATGACATTGACCTATCTCAAATAGACACAAATGAAAATCTCCACCCGTCACTTGTAGAAATTATATCAAACTATGTTTAGCCATCAAGCAGTATCTAATACTTTAAATAAATTATTTGATAATAATAACCTACTATATTTAGGTCAAAAAAATTTATTTTATCATATGTTAATAAAAAATGCTGATTATAATATTATAAGTGATGACTCTCAACCTTTTATTGGTATACTGCATGATGATCCTCTATTTTTTTCTCAACAGGTTGATCGTGTACATTTGGAGTATCATACCAATAGTTTAGTTTTTTTTCATAGCGAGGCCCCTAAAGTTCTTAAAAAAGAAGATAAACATATTTTATCTAAAAAGCTTAAAGATGTTATTAAAGTATTCTTTTCTAGTGCCATTCGTGATTCTTGGGGTTTATCTAAAGACAATAATAGTTACTCTATGGGGTATGGTTGTGAAATTATTACCCAAACCAATAAAATAAAAAATATTGCGGTTTTAAACTTTTCCCAAAATAGTATTATTAATACAATATTTTCTTATATAAAGAACGCTTTTCCTGATGCTCAACTTGTAGATAATATTGAAAATATAGAAAATTTAGCACAATATAAGATTATTGTTTGCTTAGATGGATTATACGATATAATATACTGCGCCGCTTTGGGCTGTGTTGTTCTATCAAATCAGGATATACAAAACAGCTTACCCAGCGTATTTAGAATTAAGAACATAAATGATATTAATGCACAATTATCTGAAATTTTATCTCAAGACTTAAGCAAACTATCCTCCTTGTCACAGCATCTAATATCTAATAATTTTGGATTAGAAAGTTTCCATAGATCCATCAGCAACGCCTTTTCTTTGCTAAAAAATAGGACATATATTTATGAAGCGTAATATAATTATTACTATTGATGAATCCAAAATAGATAAAGAACACATACACATCAATAACATGAGTTCTATCGTTAATTATTCTTGTGATAGTGTAACGATAGACTGTTTAGAGTATCTAGAAGAGACAAATCATCATTTAGTATTATCTCATTTAACTAATAAAATTAGATTAAATGGTAAACTTATTCTTAAAATTAATAACTCAGACAGTATCTGTACAAAATTTCTACAAAAAACAATCTCTAATCAAGAATTTTTAAATTTCTTTTCTAATAAAAGAAGCTTAATTTCAGTTGAAAATATTTATTCAATAATAGATTTTAAAATCTTTGATCTCATGGACTTAGATATAAGCGAGAATGCTATTAAAATAGTTTTAGAAAGAAAAAATTATGAGTAATACATTATGTGAGCAGTGTTTTTTTGCTAAAGAGACTAATAGTGACAAGCCTTGTCTCTTTAATATTCCTGATATTATTAAGGATTATCATCAAATAGAAAAGGTTAATAATTATTATAAGCTTGTAAGCTATAATTGTAGATATGGATTTAGTAAAAAAACTTATCATGAAAATATTGATAAATTTAATGAAATAAATATTACTGAATATATTAAACAACAAAATATAGTAAAATATTCATTAGTTATCATAGCACAAAATAATGATCATTCTAAGATAATAGAATCTTTAAATAAACTTTCCATCAAACCATTTTATATCACTATTATATGCTATAATAATGGAGTACCTTTACATTCTAAACTATTAGAACAAACCCCATATATTCCATATAAAGTACATACATTTCTAGACAAAATTCCTGCACCTCAAGCTTTACATATTGCATTAGAAACAAATAAAAATAAAGTAGGAGATTTACTATGGATCTTACACGACTCCTCACTAGAGTCTTGCGTCGATAATGATAGTATACAAAATATCAATTATATTATCAATGTTGAACAGAGACCAGCTCATTATTATAAAAATAAAAAACTAGCATCTTCATTTGATGGAATTTTTATTAATACTAATAATTATTGGACATTATCTAGAACAGAAAACTATACAATAGAACATAATAATCAAACCCTAATTGTAGAATATGATTGATATACTATTAATATCTCCAGAAATTACCAAAGGCATGAAATCTGTAGGATCTAAATGTTTATTATCATTAAGAAAAAATTTAACTCTGATAGAATATCAGGTATCTCAGTTGCAAAAAATTAAACCGGCTAAAATTACTTTAAATATAGGCTTGGATGCTGAAAAAATTGTAACAAAATTATATAGATATAAAAAAATAAACTATTTTATTAACAATAAATATAGTTCTACTAATCAGGCTGCTAATCTTATATCATATATAAAAAAATATAAACCATTAGGCTTATTAATATTTAGCAGTGGGCTACTAATTAAAAATAATATTATAAACCAAAAAGATATGCAGAGCGGATGCAAGCTATTTATACTAAATAAAAATAAGAATAATTTTGATATTGGTTGTTCTAATATGAAAAATCCAGATTACTTATTCTATGATATGCCCGAAACTTGGGCGGAAATTTGTTATTTGGATTCAGCAGCAATCGAGATGCTATTTAATAGCGAAGAAAAAATATTCGAACAGATGTACCTATTCGAAGCCATCAACTTTTTACTGCAAAAAAATATAGTATTTGAGAAAATCTATTTAAATAAAAATAATATTATGAAAGTACAAACCTTAAAAGATCTACCATCGGCCAAAGCATTTATATGAACAAACTATTAATACAAAATTTGAATGATAAATTTATTAATAATCTAGCATATTGCGAGCTAGACTCTTGCTCAGTAATAGCTACCAACACCAAAGGGATCCTGTACAGAGCATATAGCGAACATCATTTTACTCATATAGTTTTTATAGATTCTTTATTAGATATAGAATCACTACAATTTATCGAAGATTTTGCCTCTGCTATACAAATTTTTATATATATAGATGGTGACTCGGAAAACTATAAGCTTATCAAACAAAAAATTGCTCTGCTGAGTGTTTCTAAAATAGAAAATACGTCTCATAAAATCATAAAAATACCAACTCTTGTAAACCCAAATCTGTATCATGCTCTGTCATCAAACAATAAACAAGACCATATAGTATCATTTATAGAAAAAATACAGTCTTTGCCAGAAGATTTATATGATTATTTATATCCTAAAAACACATTAAAGATTAAGCTATTCAATAATAAAGACATTATACATCCTCAAAATTTAGGTTTGCTATCTGAGCAAGATAAATCTATATTATTACAAAATACCAAATACTATCTAGCATTAAATGATGATTATGTTGCAGAAGCGTGGGCTTGTGGTTGCGAGGTTTTAACTATTGAAGACCTGTCTAGTATGCAACCGAAAAAATATAAAAATGCTAAATTTTTCCAATCATACAGTAACTTTTTAAAGGGCTTGATAAGTGCTAAAAAATAGTGTAGGATTTGTACTATTAAATATAGAGAATAATGATTATTATGATTCTCTTTTAAAAGAGATATCTCGACTTATTATTCATAATCCACTAACCAATATCGTGGTTTTTAATAGTCATTGTGATAAAGTATCTCTTTATAATGTTCCATTGCTTCATATTAACCATGCTAAATTTTTTAATGGAGACCTATGGTTGTTCGATATAATAGGATTAATTATTAGTAAAAACTTTACAAATATCAATAAAAAAATATTATATGTCAATGATATGCCGTGGATTAAAAATAGAGATAATATGTATTCTGAATGGAAAAGTTTGTATAACAAAGATATAAATTTTGTAGCCTCTAATAAATATTTATACGACGTTTACTCTTTGTGTTGGTCCCAACCTTTAGAAATTATGGAATCTTTTAATCATGAAAAAATACAACACATCCTACAATAATTTATCTGATAAAGATAAAAAAGAGTTAATATTAGAACTATACTCTTTTAAGGGGCAAAGTTTTGCCGATATAGCATTATCATACGATACCTATGCTAATAAAATTAGAAGAGATGCTATAAGATTTAATATAAAAATTAGAGATAAAAGCGAAGCACAAAAGAATGCTTTGAAAACAGGCAAGCATTCTCATCCGACAAAAGGCAAAGAAAGATCACAAAATACAAAACAAAAAATAGGTTTAGGAGTATTAACATCTTGGGAAAATCTAGATAAAAAAACAATTTTAGAGAGAAAACTAAAAGCCAAAGAGAATTGGGAAAATTTAGACCAAAACACCAAAGATAATATCTTACGATCAGCCAATCAAGCTGTTAGAGTAACAAGTAAGACAGGATCTAAGCTAGAAAAATATTTACAACAAAAACTTTTATCAGATGGTTATAAAGTAGAATTTCACAAAGAGCAGGTATTGGTTAATACTAAGTTGCAGATTGATCTGTTTGTACCTAGTATAAATCTGGCTATAGAAGTTGATGGACCTTCTCATTTTGAGCCTGTGTGGGGTGAACAGTCATTAAACCGCAATAAAAATTATGATTCAAAAAAAGAAGGTTTAATTTTAGGCAGGGGCTGGAATTTGGTTAGAATAGTACAAACTAAGGATTATTCAGAAACGCGGGCATTACTGGTATACCAAGAATTAATAAATACCATCACCAACAATAAAACAGCACTAGCATCTGGACAACAAAAATTTACTATAAAGGACAATAATGAGTAAAAAAGAAAAAATCGAAGCAGTTAAAGTAGATATCGCTGATGATGTAGAGAAGAAAACACCCACTATACACGATCTAGAGTGGACAGATTATGTATTGGGTTTGCTCTCAGATGATGAAAAAATAGCCGGAAACCCCACAACAGATGGATTAAGAAGAATTTTTGAAATGGCCCTTAATTGTAGATTAATATCATCAAATAGCAATGTTGTGCAATCTCCGTCTCCAGATAATGAAAAAAGAGCCACTGTTATTCACTCTTTAACGTATCATTTAAAATCTGATGGGAGGGACATGGAGGGTTTAAATATCTTGTCTGTGGACGGCTCTGCGGACGTTTATTGGGGTAATTGTGACAAAGTATATCGAAATCATCCTGTGGCGGTAGCAGAAACACGAGCAGAAGGCAGAGCTTTTAGAAGAGCTTTAAGACTACGTAAAGTAGTTGCGGCAGAAGAAATAGCTAAAGATATTGAAGATCATCCTGATAATAATAGTGTTAATAAAATTAGTAATCAACAAATTAATTTTATAGATGTATTAGCACAAAGGCTTAATATTAATGTAACTAAATTACTAGAACATCATAATATTAAAACAGATAATATTTATAGCTTGACACATGAAACAGCTGTAGATATAATAAGATCATTATCTAAATATCAACAAAATATGAGCGATATTGATGATAAAATATCTGGTTATTCTAATGAATGGAAATAATTATGAAAGTATTATACAAAGCTAATGACAAATTGCACTTCGAACTAGAGGCTAGCGGACAAAAAGAGATTTTTAAAGAACTAGCTCTTATTCAAGAGATTTTTAGCGAGGCCAAATGTGGTATATGCGGAAGCACCAATATTAAGTTTGTGGTGCGTAGCGTAGAAGGTAATGATTATTATGAATTAAGATGCAATGATTGCGGAGCTATACTATCATTCGGTCAACACAAAAAAGGCGGAACGCTATTTCCGAAACGCAAAGATGATAATAACAATTATCTTCCCCATAATGGTTGGCATAAGTGGGTCAAAGATAAAGAATAATTACCACCTATCTTTTGGACAAATAGCATCTTTATCACTTAATTTATTAGTAAAGTTTTTATATCTATTAATAATGCAACCACATTGTGTACAGGTATCCTCTTTAAAAAATTCACATTTTAAGCAAATATTATATCTTCTTTCTATCTCTTCAGAATTTGCTAAGTTTTTTGGCAAAATAGTTTGGTCTATTGCTACACAAGGTATTATAGGAATAGTACCATCAGATACAGAAATAATAGAATTGCATTTCACACATTGATAAGTACTATAGTCTATAGAGATTAAATTACAAAACATAATTTAAAAAATTGGAGTAAGATCGTCAGTTGGTGGGGTTGTAGTTGGATTATCAAAAATCCCTGTGGGTTTTATAAAATACTCATAAGGAATCATCTCAAAATCATATAAGCTACGTAATTGAGGGGTCTTGTTTTCTATATTGTCAACACTACCAAAAAATGCTCTAAAAATCATTTCATTCAGCAATTGAAAAAATTCTGGTGTTTTTGCCTCTAATAAAGAACCACCGGCTTGTGGTGCTGCCAATGGATCTTTTTGATAGCATTTCCATTGATATAAATTATTAATTAAGCTTTCTGTTCGACCAATACCCCAAGCGTCAAGAGGATCAAGAGGAGGTCTATTCTGTGGTCTATAGCTCATATTCTCACCATATCTTAATATGGTGCCTATAGCATCAATACCTCTTAAAGCCCTCGGAGCTTTACGAAATTGAACCTTTAATGTTTGAGTATCATCAAGATTAAAAATATTATATACTCTAGTGGGAAAAGCATTACGAGAATTATTCTCTAAACCGTCTAATAGTCCATTTTTTAAAATATCTCCAGAATAATCATTTTTTAAGATATTTTCTTCTAACATGGTTGAGACTATATCAGAATCAGATAATCCGGCCTCTCTGCCATTTTTTATATATATTTCTATAGTGTCTAATGCTATATCATAAGTTTCTATGGCTGTTACCAAAAATTCTTGATTTTCTCCCGTAGAATTATTTGTTGATTTTTCGCTATTGATTCTAAATCTTCGTTCTATAGTTTGATTTTTCCACGATAATACTCTAGCACCAAAGCTTTCTTTTTGTTCGTTAATAAAATCTTCTTTAAAAGTATATGTTGTACCAGTGCTATCTGCTTTAATTATCATTTTATCATTTTCTAATGTATCCACAACGCTCCAATCTGGACATACATTATTAAAACTGATCAGTTGAGAACCACCAGTGGTAAAACTAGGATTAGTATTTTGACAAACATATTTTACAGACTTAAGGATTTTGGGCCTCATTTCTTCCGCGATACTAATAGATTGTTTGGGATCAATATTAATCCAATAGTAATTATTTGATAAATTTTCATATGTTATATTTAGAGATTTATCAGCATTGGTAACTATATTAACTTTTTGATCGGGAATAATTCCTCCGTTGTCGGTATGATATTTTTGAGCCTCCGGATCCAAAATATATTCATAAACTATTTTAAATATCTCTTCTTTTTGAAAAATAATAGAATTATCTATAAGCTTAATAGATTCTATATTATTAAATTCTACTATTCCCTCTATAAATACATTGTTAGTAAAATCTTGATTAGATTTATATATTTTTACTTTTTTGATGGTCTGTTTGTCTAATAATTTTAAAATATCATTTTTTTCTGAATATAATTTTTGTAATTTATTGTATGTATTATATTTATAACATGTCAGCACTGGGAAGACCCTTGAACAGTCCCCCAAGTCTTCAGATAAGCTATCATAATGTTGTTGAATATAAAAAATAGAATCTGAAGCTAAAATAGTATTAGTATTGAGCCCTTCCCCTATTAAACTATCTAAATTAACAATATTGTCTTGATTAATGACGGCCAATCGATCTGTAAGAGTTTTTAATTCATCTATTGTAATTCTTGTGACTGTGTCTTTATATGAATAAATATTTTCTATAGTAACAGAAGCTATAGCATTACGATATAATTGCTTAATAGAATTATTATCTTTAACTTTCAAATAAATCATATTATATCTATGATCTTTAAAGTATGTTTTATTGTTTTTTATAGAAGTATTGATATTATCTAATAGATCTCTTATAGCTTCTCTGTTATCTGTAGCATTACTATCACTAAAAGTATGATCTATAATATGATATATATTACTATTAACGATATTATTATTGGAAACATCATAATATACTGGATATGATTCTAATTTATTATTAATTACAATAGGCACACCAGTAGGCAAGCCAGTTGGAGCCATAGGTTGTTTGTGTTGTCCAGACGGCAGTGTTATAGCTAGTTCATTATAGTAATATTTATCATTATTAAAATTATTTAATTGATTATATATAGATTCTATATGATTAATCTGTACTTTTCTAGATAATATATTTTTATCTTTAACAGAGGATCCGTCTCCATATGATCCTAAACTATTGGTAGAAAAAGTTAAATCTGGTATGGTGTCATTTGGTGGTTGATCACTAACTAAACCAAATAATGAAACTGGAGATGTTTGACTTATATCTAATGTAGAGTTTTCAGATCCGCAGACAATAACAACATCTTCTGGTAATAATAAAGAAGAACAAGAATTTAATATTTCTTTAGATTTATTTAAAACTAAAACCGTAATATATTTAGAGTCTTTATATATTAAAGCCTTAGACATAACTATAGCTGATAGATTGTTACAGTCTAGAGTTATTGAGTCTCCGATGCTGATTAAGTAATATGGAATAGTGTGATCTATAATAATTAATGTTTGATCAGGCTTATTTAGATATTGAAAAATATTTTCACTATGTATAATTTTATTAGCAAATACTAGCTCGTCCACGCCCATAAAATCAAAATTATTATAGACATTATCATCAATATTCTGATAGAGGGCTTTATCTGTTTCATCAGCGTCTTCTGGTGTGGCCTTGTTAATAATATATTGAATAAATAATTCATCTATAATATCACTACGATTAGATACGATATTAAAATTAAATTTAAATAATTTATTATCCGATTTAATTAATGAATATTTTTTAAGTGGTAAAGCTGGGGTATTATTTAATTTAAAAATACTAGCCTCGACTTTATACCAAAATAAGCCATCCTTACTAATATTAAGCAAAATTTTATCTGAATTACCAAAAGGATAACCATCATATTCTATATCAAATGTTTCTCTTTGAGCTAATTCCAAAAGAGGAACCTGTCTTGATTGTTTAAAATAATCGAATATCATTTGAAATCCTAGAGCATATGTTGGTCCTAAGCCTCCCACTAAAGCCCCAACCAAAGTACCAGTCATTCCGCCAACAGCTGTCCCAGCTAAAATAAAAATTAAAGCCTCTGTAGGAAATCTTGGACTATTAATTAGTGCTCCTTTACCTATTAATTCATTATCAGCGTATTCACATGCATTATAATTTTGAAAAAAGGTTGTAGGAGCATTCATATTAACTAAAGGTAATAAAAATTTACTATCTTTTAGATCAGCAATAAAGCTATACCCTGGATATTTTGGATCTTTGCCATATTCTAAACAACTCAATGCATCAGTTCCGCCGTAATTTGCTAAAGAATTTAGCTGACTTGTTACTGGCTTTTTAACATCTTCTGTATGTAATATCAATTCCCAACTACATAAATTATTAAATAAATTAGCACTAGTAATAGAGTTTTCTATGCTAGCTATATTAGTATATAATTCATTATTAACTATCGTATCCATAGGAAACATTTCATCTTGTTCTTCTAATACTGCTATGCACAAAGTAAATGTGGTAGCAGCGTCATAAGGCCCCCTATTAGGAGGACATGGATTTCCAAATTTGTCCTCTTCTGGGTCTACTCCTGCGAATAATCTTTTATTAGCAAATTTATTAAAAGTATTATTATTAATATTTAAATTATTATTTTTGTTAATATTACTAAAATTACTATTATGATAAGTATCATAATCTATACTATGTCTAGATGCATTTACTTTCATATTATTATTAATAATATATTGCTCAGGATCGATAATACCAGTACTAAATATATTTTGATCAAATAATACATTATGCTTATTAGCAGTATCGGAAAAAATAACACTAAAATTATATTCTTTATTCTGAACAGTTTCTTGATTCAATAGGTGTAAAATTAATTTTTCACCAATATTATCCACAGAATTAGAGTCTGTTAAATTTTGTAAATATTGCTTAATGTCGGTATTAGACACAGGAATACCAGCAGAAACCAAAAAATCATTGCGAACATCTTTAAAACCCTTATATGTATCATTAGAAATAAACTGGTCTATAAAAATGTTAGAACTAGTAATTTGAGCAGGTGCAAATTCTTTTTCCGTCGGTTTTTGTTTATTGCGAGATATGTTTCGCTTTTCTCTACTAAGATATCCTTTGCCTATAAAATCAACCTCCAACCATATAACTAAATTCTTAGTATTAACATAATTTAAAAAATTTAATTTAACTTCTATATCTTTAATTGTTAAATCATTAACTCTTGGATTTCTTAACTTTAAACCATTATTATTTTCTATATATTCTATTAGATTAAAATTTTGATTATTAGGATCAGGATTCAAAAATTGTAAATCATCATCTGAAAAAGATATTTTGCCTGGTGGACCAACAACATTAAAACCATAAATAAATCTATTATTAATCTCATTAATACTAAAATTAAATTCATCATTAGTTGGTGAGCCTTCAGACAATAAATTTCTTTCTGATGTTTTTGGATTTCCGCCGTTTAGTATTCTATATCCATGATGATAATCATTAGCATAACGATCAGATAATTGGTCAGATAGCTCCTTTTCTATTTGATTTGTCCAATCATGCTGTTGTTTATTGGCTGCTTTTTTTGCTCTCGCTACGGCTTCTGGTAAGCCCTGATCGCATACCGCAGGCTCAGGCTTCCATCTTATAATTGGATTAATCTCAAGCTCTATAGTGCTACGAAAAATATTAGATGATATCTCAGCACTATTTGTATAATTGCTTAAGTTTAGTATTCCTGGTCCAGAAAAACTAAAGCTTTGTCTAGCACCGGGATTGAATTTTAAAACACTGCTAAGATTACGACTATCATTAACCACCCACCCACTTTCTGGAATGAAACATCCTTTATTAAATTTTAGGTATTCTGTTGGCATAACATGCTGTTGATAGCAAAACTTATAGTTTCTTACAGCATCATCCAGGCTTACAAAGTCATCTTTATAGTCTAGTTTATATCCTGTTGCATACGGTAAGATCTCGGGGATTTGAGCAACTAAACCGTTATTTTCTGCCAGTCTTTTGGGTTTTTTTAAAGACTCTAAATTATTAATAGATAATTTATCTAAAATTTTATTACCATATCCCCCATATGATCTAATTGGAGGAGAGATATCGGTACTTATAATAGGATAATAGTATTCTCTAGTTTCGCTCGGATAAAAAATATTAGCATCTGGTAAATACTTTTGTAGAGTAAAACTATCTGGATTTTTGTTGCTTCTGGTGAAATTTGGCCTTTTGTTACCACCAATAAAACTTTTAAATTTAGGTTTATAAAGACTATAACATTGAGAACATTGGACAGTATCATTCCGTATATTACGCAATATAATTCTATCTAGCTTTATAATGGTATTATTAGTTTTATAATTAATAGATAATGTGCTATTAGTTAATTTTGGTATTATACCAGTTGACCCATCTTTATCAAACATAAATAAATAGTTATTATTTTCATTTAATTTTTCTATTGGTCTGCTGTTTGCTGCTACTTTTTCCACATAATAATTAGTGCGTATTGGTGCAAATAGACCATCTCTATGGACTGCTACAGAATCCAAGCCCGCGATAAAAACCTGTAATTGGTCTTTGTTTAATGGTATTTTAACATTTTCTGTTCTATATTTATTAAGATTGATATTTTGTATATTAACCCTATTGGTAGTAATATTATTATTGTTTATATTATCTATTATTTCTTCTGCGACTGCTTCATCGTTCGGTAATAACTCTCCAGGTAATGGAGCATCGTTATTGATTGTAAAAGACATAGACGAAAAATTAAATAGATTATCAGAAGCATCTGTTGTATATGTAGCAAAATTAGGATTGTCTATTATTTCTTGTTCTGATTGTATTTTTTCTCTGCCATCAACTATAAAAATAGTTTTAATCTTGGTGAAAGATCCGTATGGCCCCGAAACAACACATTTAAGAACATATTTGCCGGTACTAGACGGAACCAATAATACCTCATTGCTATATGCTATATTATAATTTTTATTGGTTTGTGTTTTATTTAGATCAACAAATCTACAATCAGGACCAGAAACTTTAGTCCAAACACAAACAAACTCGCTGTCTATTATTTCTTGAGCCTGATTTGGATATTGGTTGTTAGTATATTTAGTTAATAAATCAGTATTTACTACCTTAAACTTAGGACAATACCTTAACCAATCAGTCATGTTATTTTGAATATTTCTAGGTCCCCAATAAAACACATTGGTATTAGGATGATAATCAAAAACAGCAGGAATATCAGAATTACCTTTCTTAAAATACTCATCAACATTATTATTTTTTTCCATTAATATATTAATATTAGAAGAATCTTTTAAATATGGTTTAACACTATCATATAGAGATACTGTCTCGGTTGTTTTGTTTTTATGTTTCAATAAAATACTAGAAATTGATTCCCCAATGCTAGTTTCTACAGATAAATTTCCTATGGACAAAGTTTTATTATTTTTTACAATTTTATCCTTTAAAGTTTTATCAATTAATGTCTCACCAATTTCTTCTACTATAACGCTATCTCCATAAGTCAGTGTTGGTTTATAGCTAATAGTAGCATCTCCGGAAAGCTGTAACTTCGCACCATATTTATTAAATAATTTAAGAAATAATTGATCATTATTATTAATAATATTACTGTTATTATTTATTTCATATTTGCTATACTCTTGACTAATAACTTCTAAAACTTTTTTTAGCTCGATAATATCATTAGATATACTGTTTATAGTTTTTGTCAGATAATTATTGATAGCGGTTTTAATAGACTCTGTAGGCTTTGCCAATAAGATTGCAAAAAATTCGCTACTAAAAGGACTGGTACTCAAAGAGTGAGCTAATTTTTTATATTGTCTTAATTTATGTGTTGATCTAGTATCTGTGACTTTAATTAGTTTTTCATTAGCTGTTAAGCTATTATAAAATATATTATAATACTTATATAGAGATCCTGATATATAAGACCTAGAAGCTATTCCTTGTATACTATTTTGTTTTTTTTCTGATTGATTAGTAAAATATAATAACTGATCACCATCAGGAATCCATACTTTAGTTTCTTCTGATCCGTATAAAATAAACTCTGGATCTTTATTATTATTTTCTTTAATTAAATCAGAAATTTTTATATCACTATCATCTTCTGTATACCGAAAAGATACGGTCGCATCAATCATAAAAGACGATTGAAGGGCTTTTGTTGGATCAATAGGTCTGATTGTTTCATTATCTAGTTTGAAATAAATTTTATCATTATATTGAATTTTAGAGTAGTTTGGAAAAAAGTCAATTTTACCAGTTATCTTGGGAGTTTTTCTTATCCAATACATTAAACCAGCTTCAACACTATGTTCTGATCTACTTCTATTAAGTATCCAATCAATAACCATCAATTCTCCCGGAGCATCCCAATTTTTAAAGAATGGATTAAAAACTATAAAATTTTCTATGCCTATTCTACCACTAGAAAAAGATGAATCGCCAGTAACTGATCCATAATGACTAATTATTTTATTAGATACTAAATTATCATCTTGATAAAAAACTGGTATCCAAGTGTCTTTATTGTCTGAAAATGAGAATATATCTTTTTTTAAAGTGTATCCCTCTGTGATTTTATTTTCCCAAATTATTTGATTATCTTTTAATGAATAAGATAATAAATCTTCGCTAAAAGACTTTGTGGTTATATCACAATTTTTAGAAAAATCTAATAAACTCATTTTATCCTGTGCTAACTAATGTCCATTTTCCATTAATATAATTAAATAGTCCTTTATTGCCAGTTTTTAAATTTAATGGATTGACAAAATTGGTAGTAAATATTGGTAAAACTCCTGCTCTTCGACCCTGGGTATAACTCATTTCTATTTTAGCTTCTAGTCCATTGATTGTGCCCAAAGCAGTTAAAATTGGTTTACTGATTGGCTCATAAAAACCGTTATCTCTGTTGTATCTGCATAATAACTTAGCTCCTCGTGGAGCGGTATAGCCTGCCTTGTCTATTACATATACTAATCGTCTATAATTATTCTGTAAAGGCTCTTTACTATATTCTATATCGTCTATAAAAGCTCGTGCCGGAACTGTGCTCTCAAAATTATCTTCTCTTATCATATCTTGCTCTAATGTTAAATAAACCATTTTATATGGACATTTATTTTCATTTCTATTAGCTAAAAATTCAGTTAATGTAGATAAGTCATTTTTATCACTAATTATAAATGGTGGCAAAACTTCTTCTTTGCAAGCTCCTGAGCCGCTAGCATCCCATACTTTTCTTTGATGGTCCCATCTTAAATCTATAGGACCAACGGGCCAAAGATCTGGTCTTTCTCCCCATTTTTTATGAAAAAATTCTGATTTTTTATTAGATTTTTTAACATATTTAGTGCCATTCCAAGTATAATTAACAGGAATAATATCTCCGAGTCTTTCGATGGTGACTCCATCTCCGTCAACAATAGGCTCATACAACCCTGATTTATTTAAATCATTTAAACCGCTTGTTAGAATAAATCTTTTAGGTCTATTTTTATCATCAATCTCAGCAGCTTCATCATTAGCATTAGGAACAGGATAACCATCCGTATCAAATCCCCAACTATGTAGCATCAACGGCCCTCTTAAACCAAAAAATCTTTGATTCATCAACATATCCACATTATCACTATTTTTTTTATTTAAATCGATCTCATTATAATCAAATTCACCACTATTTAATACTAAATTTGCATGCAAAACAAAGCTTTGATCTCCAACTGGTAATTTTTCTCCTCTAGCTAAAGCAACTATAGAATGTTTAGGTAATAAACCTGTGGTGTGTGGATTGGTAAACTCTCCGTTATTTACTATAATAGGATTTAAACTGTAAAGATTGATATTATCAGGCACAGATGCTTGTTTTATCGGTTTATTATCATTACTTAATTTGCTCTTAGAACAAACAGGACAGGGTAATCTAATCTCTATTCTAGGCCTATCGGTTCTACTATAGTCTATGCTATCAACTATTATATATCTTTTATTAGAACATCTGGGACAATAAAGAATAATATCCTTTCCAATTTTATCTTTATAAGCTAAAGAACTAATACTATAAGTACTGTTCAATCTAGTGGGATAAAAAGATATAGGAGATAACAACCCGTCTAAGCTCATAGCTGCTTTGCTATCATAGTCATTTAAAAGCTCAGCTCCCACTTCGCTACCAGGAAATATAGCAGCATAATGGTGATTTCTTATAGTCTCATTAAACCCTGATACTGTTATTGTATTTTCTGGTATAGGGGCAAAACCCGCCGCTTGCCCGATAATTAGTTCAACAGGACTATTTCCAAATAATTGTGTAGAGTGTTTAGCAACACTATATGGCTCTCTGTTTGTTTGAGATTTTTCTTTGGCTGTTAAAAAGTTTTTAAGTTGAGTATTAGATATATTATTATTTTTTCCAAATAATATTTTATTAAATTTTAATAATTGAGAGTTCTGTTTTCTAATATTATCACTAAATTGTTTATTAAATAATCCTGTTTTTGGATTATAGGTTTGAAAACTATAAGTAGTTCTTATTCCATTGTCAGATGTTTGTATGCTAATATTACTGATAACAGCACTAGAACCATAGGTGTTTTGTTCTAATATTTTTGTAGTATATTGTGCTGTATTTTTATTAGGTAAATCAATGAACATTATATTTGTATTTTTAATTTGATAATAGTTATTATCATAAATCATATAGTTGTTATCATTTCGATACAAATTAAGATTATTAATATGCTCATAAGTAAAAACTCCACCAATACTAAAAATTGGTGGTCCAACTATAGAAACTCTTCCATTTTCTATTGTGTTCTGATAATTAACATCAACATTCATTTCATAGGAAATAACCTTATCCAAAAAACTCATACCTCCATAATTCCAAGGAACATAATCAGCATTTTGCTCTATCTTTATATTGCCTATCAAATTATCTGCTAAATTAGAGTTCATCACCAGTCCTGGATAATTTGTCCATGGGCCATAAACGGCTCTATTCATTTTGAGTGGAGCAGCAACAAAAAACGGGGTGGCCATTTTTGGCTCAACCATATAATTTTGAGGAGAGGTATTGGTAGACACTCCCAAAGGCACCAATCTTGTTGGATCTATGGTATATACATATTGTAATAAATATCTAAGATACTGAGCTTCTTTGGAGTCTATATTTGCATCTATAATTTTTTTTCCAGATCTATCTCTTTGAAAGATAAAATTATTATTCTCATTATTTAAATTAGCGAAGATACAAAAATCCTCCATTGCTATATTGCTAATAACAGTTAAATTTGGATCGCTAAGATAGCTATAACTAGAACTGGCTAATTTTACTGGTGTCGCATCTACTACTATTCTAGGATCAGATAAATTTATCGGATTAAGAAATATAATTTTATCAGAATTGGATTTGGTATATAATTTGGATGAATTTACTTTTCCACCAAAAGCATCAGTATTTTTTATAGCTTTCTCCAACAATACATATGAACCAACATCAAGATCAGCAATATCAAGAGATGGTATAGAAATTTTATTAGGATCTGAACAATCAAAAGAATCTCTATATGCTGTTCTTAGTTGTGTAATCAATGAAAATAGATTTGTTAGATCTTCGAGTTCTTTTTGTTCATCTGGATATTCCTGCTCCCATGGTTTCCAAAAACCCCCATATGGTTCTCTTTTTTTGTTCCATTCACTTTTTTCTATCTGCAATTGTTTTAATCTTTCACGACTAGTAGATATTATTCTAATTTTTTCTTTTTCTAGTTTTTTAAGTTGTTTATTATATTCTGTTAATTTATTATTATAAAATGATAAAAAATTATTATAGCTCATAGCTTTATTACCACTATCCATAGCTTCTTTTCCGAATATTTCGGCAATATCCGGATCGTTTTCTCCAAAAGCATCTAGTACCAGTTTGCCTTGGTAGAGCTTATTATTTCCTTTTTTATTATTTATTTGTGTTCGAATATAATTAATAATAGTATTTGTTCCATTTATTAATTTTTTAATATCCTCTATATCTTTGTCAATTTCAGTTGTGGTTGGTATTGATATTACCGTTATTTTTTCTTGTAGTTTAGCAATTTGTTTTTCATATGATAGTTCGCACCAAAATTTTGTAACATAATCTATATTATTGCTACTATTATATCCTACTATTGTTGGAATGAGTCCGTCATCATTTCTTAAAACATGCCAATTATTATCCCCACAAACTATACTATCATCTATATAATTTCCATACTCTTCCCATGCTCCTTCTGCGATTTCATAATCATAGAAAATTTCAGTTCCTCCTTGATATATAGAAATATTTCCTATTTTTGATGGCAACTGTATATTAGCATATTGAGTATCTTTATAAGAATATAACGATGGTGCTTTAATAGCATATTTTTTCCCATAATATTTATCTCCAATGCTTTTAATAAAACTAAATAATATTTGTAAATCTTTTATAAAATTATGATTTAACCATAAATCCCAATTAATATCCATCTTAGTTCTTATGGATGACGAAGGATCGCCAGGGATTCCATCTTGATTAATATTTACTCGACTTGAGCCAATCGATCCTCTGGTTAGTCCTGTTTCATTGGTAGGTGTGCTGGTATTAGATCTGGGAGATGTTAAAAATATTCCTTTATCTTTATAAGCATTAACTAACATGGTAAAAAGATCTGGTTTGCTATATATTGATTTTCCTAAACAATATGTTAAATAACTATCAAAATTAGAGCATCTAAACTCTGTTTCTTTTATTGTAAATCCCGGATTACGATAATTTAATGTTCTTGTTGGGTCTATACCTTGTGATGCAGCACCTCCGAAATCTGTGGGTGGTGTCTGTTGTGTTTGATTAGATGTTATGGATCCTTGTTTTCTGGAAAGCCCTCCATTGATATCTGATGAAGAAGAAGTGCTAAAAACACTAGGATCATATAGTGTCATTAATTCTCCTATAGATAATAATGGAAGCTCATTCATATCAAAAAGTACAGTTATCTGATTTGTCCAAGTATCTATCAACACTGGTCTGTGTAGTCTAAATTCATTAGTATTATCCCCAATAGGGGCATTATTTTCAGTTTTAAAACCAAAATATGGACTAATAACATCATCAAATAATGAAATATATCGTTCATAAACAGGCTCTGTAATAATTACAGTGCTGCCATCTGGATTGGTTATTTCCAAGAATCTTGTGCCTGTTCTTATTGCCTCATTATTAAATATTAATGTATCTTCATAATTACCACGAACTATATAGTCCTTTGATCCCTGATCTTCTCTATCAATCTCTATATCGCCCCAGTCACTAACTGCTGTACTAAATCTAATATCTTTATCTATATCGTCTCTTAAAAAAAGAGAACTTTCATCTGGATGTATAAAATCAGATAAAATTTTATTTCTTGTAGAGGATAATGATGGATTACGAATTTTATTGGTTTTGTTCCTGGTCTTAGTAGAATCCAAATTCATAAATTCTTTAGTAATAGTATTATAAATATAATTTGTTTGATTATATGATAATCTATAGTTTTTTACTTGATATAATCTTTGTTGATTTCCTCCAAATACTAATTTACGAGTAAAATTGTTATTTTTCTCTTGACCAAAACTACTGTTTTCTATCTGAAAACCTTTATTCTCTAAAGATGCCACAACACTAGGGATTTGATAAAGAGGATTATAATTTTTGCGATCAACGGTAACTATTTTGATTATAAAATCTGTGTTATTATCATCTGATATAGGAATAACAACGGACAAAAAGTCAACTCCAGTGTCATCAGAGAGTTGTCTTATAAAAGAAGATATGCTGATATTGGGATTGCCTTGAATTCTATAATTATCAGGAGGTCTTGGTATACTACTAAGATCTAACTTAAAACTATTATAATTTTGAGCAGGATTGTTGTTTCTTGTGGGGGAGCTGTATGTTATAACGCCAAAAGATTTTAAACCAGAAACAATTGATTGATCCCTAGCATTTGCTATATTTTTTGTTAATATTCTTCCGAATGGAGAAAACGCTTTATCTAATAGTCTAAAACCAAAATTATCGCTTGAGGTTAACGTTTGAATAGCGTCTATAATATCATTAGCTCTTAATCCTTCGCTATTTAATTTAGAACCTCCGAAACCATTATCTCCCATACTCTCTAAAAATCCATACACATTAAATACATTTGGAAGGTTGCCTAGTTTAATTTTTTCATCAAATTTCTGAGATGATCCAATAGCAATAGATGGCAAAGGAAAATTTACTGGACCCCCTATTTGGTTAGCTGATAAATTAGTTACGTTGGCTATACCTGCGTTTCCTAATGAATCCAATAAATTTTGTAAATATGCTGACTGTATATTAAAAATAGCACCATTAAAAGACTGTAAAATCATATGACAATTATCTAATAACTCATCAAAACTCTCTATGGTCACACTATAGGTGATCCCTCCTGGTCTATTGTTTCTTGTCCAGTCTTTGACCAATCCTATAAACTCAAAATTATCAAATTTAAAATAAACAGGAGTATTAATAATATCATATATATAAAGATTAGAATTATAGATGTCACGACTTAAAGATGGTTCATAAATACCATTAGGATTGATTCTGGTGCCTGTAGCAAAAAAACCTGGATCTTCGCCATACCAATATTTAGATACAAACCTATTATTTACCCATTCATAATAAATTTTACCCGGAACATTTTTTTCTTTTTTAGTAGTACTAGAAGAATAAGGGTTGCCATTTTCATCTATATAACAATCATCATCGATGCATGTATAGTAGTGGTTATCTGGATAATTGATAGTATTATTATAAAAATTAATATTATAAAAATTACCACCTAAATCTCTAGAGCCAGGATGATCATTGGGCAAAGGATCGGTGCTATTTAGATCCAAATCTCCATAATCAGCACTTTTAGTCTGACTAAATTTTCGAAAAGGAGTTTTTCCAAAAGGCTGCAGATCTTCTATTAATTCAACAGTAATGCTACTATTGTTACCTCCCCACCCTACATTACTACTAAAACTAACTACACTAGCTCCTAAAAATAATGTTTGTCCTACAACTCTCATAACTAATGATCTCTAAAGTCCTGAGATATACTAGATTGTTGATAAACCCAGCTAACATTTCTTGAATATTTTCCTGTGCTAGGATTCCATTGTTCACTATCATTAGATGTATACACCAAACCTTGATTATATATTGGCTCATTAAAAAAACTACTTGGAGAATAGGGTCTGTGAGCTTCTATAATTTTTTCTATAGTCTTAAATAAATACCCATTTTTATATAATGGACAAGAATTACTATTCATAGATAATTGATTAATATTAGTAACAGGAGGTATTCCGATTTCCACACTAATCGTTTTTCTTGGTAATGATCTTCCAGTTCTTTGAATAATAGGACCTAATGCTCTACCAATCACCACGGTTTCGCTAGTACTATCAATTGGATTTTCATAACTAACATTGATATTTTCAGTAATAACCCCACTAATAACTGTCAAACGATTATTAAATTCATAACTATAATTAATAGTACCTTTTCTTGGATCATGACCTTCGCTAGTATTAACTGGTATTATGCTTAATAAATTCTCTTTGCTATATATTGGGTTTTTAGGAGATAATGGTGGATCGGTTATATATGATTCTATATAATTTGACGTTCTATCAGCAGAATTAAGAGCTAATGTAGCTCTTCTGTATAAAAATGGCTTAATATGATTAATCCAGGCATTTAACGCATTATTGTAACGATTAGCGTCTATAACTTGAGCGGGGGGGGCATCTGATCCTTGAGACACCACAGCGTCTAATGTATTATATTGTGAATTTAAAGACTCTCCACTTACACTATACTTATTTAGTTGTAGTTTAGCATCTATAAGACCATTGTTGCCGCTACCACTAGGTAAAACACCGCTAGTTGTCATTAATCCACTATTTGTAATTGATAATCCAATTATATTACCAGCCACTCTTACATTTTTAACATAGTCTTCACCTGTTGAAGCTTCTATAGTATATGTTTCGGTATATGGTATGCCGCTAGGCATAGCTAGCCAAGTATCATTAGTTTCATATGTTCCATTAAAAATATCAATATTAACTGTTCTATTATGATTAAAAGCAAATAAATTTTGGTCGAAAGGATTTGCAAAATACGGGGCGCTACTATTACTAGAGCTTCTATTAAAAGCTTTTTTACTCATATTTTCAACCCAAGCTTTAGCAAAAACATAGGGTTTGCTATTAGCATCATTCATATCTTTTTGACAGATTTTGTTCGTACTCGGAACCGATCCTTTAGCAGATAATCTTCTTGATATTCTAAATTGCGGTATATTAATAATTTTTAAAGTATTTGTTTCGGTATTATTATTGCTGCTAATTTGTCCAAAAGAAGGTGGTCTATTTAGTCTTGGATTATCTCTTTCGTATTTAGTGGTTATGCTTTTATCAAAATTAACATAAACAGTATCCTCTAAAGGTTCTATATTCCAAGTATCTGATCGATCTGTTACATATTTTTCTATTGTGTCGTCTCCATCTCCATCCCACAATCTTTCGCTAGCTTCCAGTCCTATAGTATAATCTGCTGTTTGAACCCAATTATCTTCAGTGTTATTAAATTGTAAACTAGTAACTCTTACTTCACTAATTTCGTGTAAAATATTAGATCCACATTTAAATTTTAAAGTTCCATAAGGACAATCGCTAAAAAGCTTTTTGAGTCCGCTTACACCAGCCATAATTCCACTAAAACCGGGCATGCTTTTGTCGGTATCAACTCCGGGTAGATTGCCAGTATCTGGATTTCTAAAAATTTTACCAGTCAAATTAATAGTAGTAGTTAAGCTTTCTGCTAAGTTATTATTGTTATTATTAAAATTATAACTAATATCTACCACAGGAACCGGACCAGTTATAGAGTGTATGCTTGTTCCATTATACTCTACTACTATTTTGGGAGAGTTACCAATACTTTGATTAGAAAAGTTATTGTCTTGTAAATTTAACTGATTATATATCATAATATATTATATATTTATGGTCCTTTAATTTTTAATCTTCCTATTCCTCCAACATAATATGAAGACCCATCATATGCTACACCATCAAAAAGACCGAGTATATTACTAGCTGGTAAATTTCTAAGCGTCCAAGTTATACCATCCGTTGACGTAGCATAAACATCAATAGTAGTTCCAAAAGCTATAAAATGAGAACCATTATATGATATTGTATTCCATTGATCTATTACTGGCATAGCATCATCATATGAGGTCCATGTGGCTCCATTATCATTGCTGATAGCTACTCTACGACTACCTCTCATAATATTTGAATCAGAATATTTATGACCATAATATAGAGCTCCAGAGAATGTATAATCATAGTGTCTTCCAATCATAATAGAACCTTGACCAGGAGCAGGTGAGTAGGATCTGGAACCATTACACAAAGCTACCCATTTACCATTTCCATAACAAATAGCAGCATAGGCCTCGTTGTTTGGCATATTTACCACAGACCAACTCAATCCATCTGATGATATAGCAGCTATAGGATTATAGACACTGTCTTGTAATAAGATTGCTTGTCCTACGGCTATGAATGTATTATTACCATAAGCAACATTATAATATAATTCACCCAAATAACTCTTAAAAGTAGAAGATCTATTTGTGGATGTTATTTTAGACCATGATGTCCCAGAAGAAGAAGACCACAATAAAGACCCTCCGTCACTCGATCTACCAAAAGCCTGTGACATGAATCTATCTGGACAAGCAACAAATCTATTATTGCTAGAAGTTAAAGCCACAACTCTATTGTCTGTAGTAAAACTGGTCCAGGTTGCTCCGTTGTTATCGGAATAAACCCCACGATCAGATTGATAGGAATTATTACCGAAATCAATATCAGCAGATGATTGAAGAATAATAATTCTACTTGATGTAGCAGCTATATACGATCCTACTAAATTGACATCTTGTGTGCTCCAAATATTATTTGTATTTTTATATATCATATCATTAACAGGGGAGACGCCCAGAGTACTATCTGATATGCCAATTAAAGTTGTTCCTTTATATAAAAAGCTTCTACAGTTAAGTATAGATGCTTCTGTTCTAGCTTCCCATATTTCCTGTAGTGTGGGGGTAGGTGTAACAGTAGGAGTTGCGGTTATAGTAATGCTTGGGGTAGGCGTAGCCTTTGTAGGAGTAATACTTGGTGTTAACGTAATAGTAGGAGTGACTGTTGGGGTAACCGTTGGAGTAACGCTATTTGTTGGGGTAACCGTTGGAGTAACGCTATTTGTTGGGGTAACCGTTGGAGTAACGCTATTTGTTGGGGTAACCGTTGGAGTAAC